AAGGCTTGGAGCCATTGAATACTTTCCTAACGGAAAAATTGTTTCAACTCCGAAATATTCAGAATCTTTACTAACTCTACATTTTATTGTTTTTTCACCATCACTAATAGTGATAGTTTTAGCAGTTCTAGCAACTACTCTATAAGTCCATGTGCAATTGTGATCGCATGCGCTTGTCATGCTGTAATACTTACCAATTTCAAATTTTTTCATTTTCTTTTTCTCCTTGAGGGGTTACCTCTTTTATAACTAGTGTTGTAAGTGTTATCGCTTCACTTAGTTTGATTAATTCATTTCAACGTGTTCAGTGAATAAACCGTTTAAATAGCCCCACCATGCGATAGTTCTTGCGCTTGAGTCATAAACCTTTAAACCATTGTTTTTCTTTACTTCAATGATTTTGTTTACTGTCTCTTTGATAGAACCTGTAAAATCAACGCTGTATAATGTTTCTTTCACTTCTTCATCAATCCATTCACTTTCTTTATCTAGTAATCTGCCTAAAAATCTTTCACCATTTTCATTAATTACTAAAATACTGTTTTCTGACTCTTCAAGAATTGCATTAAATACTTTTACTACTTTAATTGTTGTTTTCATTTTCGTTTACCTCTCTTCTTTACAAGTATATTATATATGTATTACATATAAATGTCAATAGCATATAGCAACTTTTTTATATTTTTTAACAATAAAAAAAGCACTTATTAGTGCTTTGCTCTTTCTGCTCTTAATAGCAGTTTTAATTCATTTATCTTCTTTTTTTGATTGATGCACATTTCCCTGTATCTTTGTGCATCTGCATCATTTAAAATACCACTTTTCTTATATTCCTTATTTCTTTTTTTTAGATTCTTATTTTCATATTTGAGCCTTTTAATTTCCTTTTCTAGATCTCCTATTTCATCTAAAAGACCATCATAATCTTTTTCTAATCGTTCTACATAATCCTTATAATACTTATATTTTTCTGTAGTTACGATTGCACTTATTTCTTTATCGCTGTATTCCATATTATATTCCTCCGTATTCAATTAAAAGATATGAGTTAACCAAAAACGCTATTGGTAAACTAATCATGAATAATAATGATGTGAGACAAATATCAAAATCTTGAATGCACGCCATCATTATAAATATTATTAGATTGATCGTAAGAAGTAGGTTTGTTACCCACTTCTTGAATCTTAATTTTTTCATACTTTATCCTCCTAATTTTTAAATGAGTGTTTTAAGTGTTGTCGCTTCACATTAATTTAATTATTCGAACTCTACACCTTCAAGCGCTTTAATTGCTTTTAGAACTCTAGCAGTTCTATATTTTGTTAAATCTCTAGCACTGTTTTTATTCTTTTTGTAATAGTTCTGTAATTTCTTTAAATTTGCATTATGCATATACCATACGCCATTTAAAACATCAATTACATTTTGTGCGCTTTTTAATTTAACACATTTCATAGTCTCATAATTTACGCTAAAATCATCTTTATCTTTGTTAATTTCAACTAAAGGTAAATATTCATTTTCTACATCTTTAACCGACATATGAAAGATAGTGTAATTTTTAGGTACTTTATTAACTACTTCTAAGTCTATACCATTTTTAATTTTATTCATTCTTACTTTTTCCATTTTCGTTTACCTCTCTTTTTTACAAGTACATTGTACTATATGTATCACACATAATCAAGCCTTTTTTTGCATTTTTTGGCAAAAATAAAAAAGAGTGTTTTACCACTCTTTTTTTATTACCCAATCAATTCGCCATCAACACAATATCCATCTTCAATATATTCATCTAGAATTATCTTAAAGACTTTACAAATGACATTCATATATTCTGAATCACTAGCAATATCTTTTATATCTTGCTTTGTTGCTCCATCGGGAATAATGTCTGCCCATTTCCAATAAGCCTCCTCATTATTTAATGAACCAATAATAGTATTCATAGCCTGTAATAATTCATATTTTGTCATATTTTATTCTCCCTTTCTTGTTACCATTTTTGACATCTCATGCTAATCCTTAAGTCCCTTACAGTTTCTAGGCACTTCATAGTGCTTTTACTGTCCATGTAGTATACAACATCTTTCTTACTACATGCGTATTTCCTATTGTGTAATTTATCCTTTGCCTTATCATAAGGACGAAGGAAATTTACAATGCCACGTGCTGTAAAGTCACCACCTAAGATAATGAACTCTGCACCGTTAATTTCAAACACTCCGATATCATGTTCATTATCAATTCTAATACTATTTACTTTTCTAAATTTTATTTCTTTCATTTTCGTTCTCCTTGAGGGGTTACCTCTTTCTTACTACACCATTATTATATATGTAATACATATAAAAGTCAAGCGCATTTTATTTAATTTTGATATTTTCATAAAATGAAAATAATAAAAAATATACCAAAAAGGCTTGATTATGTGTGATACATATAGTATACTATACTTGTAAAGAGAAAAGGGTGATCACCTAAAGGAGAAAAGAATATGAAAGTAGAAACTTATTTCAAAAAGAATGGATTTGTTTATGGAGTATCAGAAAAGTATAACTATGGTTGGCATGGATACGCTAAAAAGTTTAATAATTTACAAGATGCTTACAAGTGGTTGAATAAAAAAGTTGCTATATAAGGAGGAACGGAAAAATGGTAACAGAAAAGCAGATGAAATCAGCAGTCAAAAAATACAATGACATTATGGAAACAATCGGATATGAACATAACACAATCGGAACACGATTTTCAGAAGATACCGAAGCATGGAATCTTAGAGATATGGTTGCAGAATGCGACTATACATTATCAACATATTATGAAGATGGGCATTGCAATGCTGATATGAGATTTTCCCGTTATGATGATGAACGTAAAATGTGGGTGTCAGAAGTTGGCAAATTAAAAAGGTTCATCAATCATTGGAAACCATATATAAAAGACATAAAATGCAGTGTGAATCATTGCAGTCGATATGATAATGCTTAAAAGTGAAGCAGTGAAGCGATAACACTCAAAACACCATTTTTTTATAAAATAAAAAGTCTAAGAAATATCAAAAATACTCTTGACATTTCTATGTATTACATATATAATATACTTGTAAAGAAAAGAGGTAAATGAATATGAATAAATTTGAATTAGCAGTTAAATTAGTAGCAGAAGATATTAAAAGTGATCTAAATGGATATTATAAAGATTGTGAAATTAGAACATGGGCTGAATATCTTGAAGAAACAGGTTGCGACAGTGCAGATATAAAGGATAATGTATATTATGTATTAAATATCAAACGAAAATAACGTTGATCTATATTTCAATGATTCTAATGAATTAGAACTTGAAGATGGTTCAATTCTTACTTATAGAAAACTTATGAATAAAGTAAGAAAGGAGTTAAAAGCAGAAGGATATTTTAAATAAGGTGAGGAATACACCTTATTTTTTAAATGCGATTAAAAATGAGTATAAATTCAATCGCAAATATTTTCGTCCACGTTATTTTCAATCAAAAAAAGAGTAGTTATAAAACTACTCTTCGCTAGTAACTTCTAATTTTGTTTCAACTTTTCCAATACGTGTTTTTAAATCATCAATTTCTATGCCATGCTTTTCTAATCTTTTGTTCTGTATTGCTTCATCTTCTTTAATATGCTCAATACAACTATTCAACTTTTCAATGACTATTTTTAATTCATTGATAGGTTGTGTAAATTTATTGATTATTGCAACAAAAGATCCTAATGTGATAATTGTTAGGACAGCATTCCCAACAAACTGCGCTTCATTCATAAGAATACCTCTATTTTTCTTTATTGATTAATTGCGTAAATGCTTGATGTAATCCTGTTGATGCTAACCCACTGAATAAGCCCCCTAACAGAATATCGGGTGTGAAACTCATATTGACCCATACATTTAGAATGATTCCTAGAACTGCCATAATCAATGGAATATATTTGTTCTCAATCTTTGGAATGCTTGTTTTGATTACATACCCAACACATAAACAAATGCCAACAATCACACATACTAAATAATTAGTTAAAAAATCTAAACTCATGCTTAATACCCCCTTTACAATGTGATAGTTCCTATATTTGTAACCGTATTATCTACGTCTACAGGCTGATTTACAAAGTTACCCATAAGTAACTGTTTTCCACTTGCTTTAATGCTTGTACCACTATTTATATTAATTTCGTTATATAGTACCTTTTTGCAAGAATAGCAACCATAACATGTGCCTGTTGCATTCTCGATATTAAATTTACTATTTGAAACACTCTGACAAGCATAAGCGCCATATAATGTACCATAAGCACCATTTATATATACATTGATATTTTCATGGTTGCCACCATATAAACTATATATAGTTTGTGAACTACTTTGTACTGCTTTTATATTAGCGTTCTTGATAGTCACATTATCTGTACAACTCATTATTGCTAGTGTTGTATCAGTTAAAGTTATGTTTGGTATAGTTGCTATTGAAAAGTCAACTATTACTCTTCTTTTTGATGTTGTATCACTATTAAAATCAAATACATGATTATCAATAGAAGAAGCAATACCTAACGTTCCATTTACTGAAATATACAATTGTGAATTATCTTGAACGCTTGCATAATCACCAACCCCATTCAAGAAGTTTTTGACCATTGTTGATAATGTTTTATTGTCATTATCTCCCGTTGCTTCATATACATATTCACCAATCGCATTAACTTTTTTTTCTAATGCATCAACTCTAGTTACTGTACTTTCTGCAACTGTTCCCTCAACACATTTTTTATTTACAAACTCTATTCTTGTACCGATTCTATCCAATTCATTTGTAAATATAACTTGTGTTCCTTGAGCGTTTATACTAAATTCATCTTTTGCTAGTACAAAGCCATTTACACGAATTTCTAATACATCAAGAGAATTGTTTACAAAGTTGATTGTGCTAGGTATCGTGAAAGTCTTTTCACCTTGTGCAACTGTTGCGTATATTGCTTTATATTCTCTATAAAGGTTTGCTGATTTAACAGTATCCTTGATAGTATCGAACCATATATCAAAGTCACTTTTCTGTGTTGTCTCCCAATTTGTGAAACTCTTGCTTGTCTCATTGATAAATGTATCTTGAGCATCTTTATATTGATTGAATAATGTTGTTGTATCAAACTGCTCAATTAGTCCGACAATCCAACCACAAACATCATTATTTGATCGTGTATCTTCAATCATTGAATTTGTGACTGATGTTGTATTCTTATTCACAATGATATTTGCTAAACATATCTCGTATGTTGTTTCATCTCTTGTTAATGATGGTGGTGTAGGTGTTGAGGATAACTCACCTTCCAACAATTTAACGTGTGTTAAACGTGTGCTATTGTCTCTTGAGATTACAATTCTATCAATCCTATTCAAGATTACATCACTTGAAGGAATATCAATTGTATAATCCTTATCAATCTCAAACCAATTATTTCCTACCTTGCCTCTACCCGATTTAACAATAACCTTCATTCCTGTACTTTCAACAATCTGACAGGCATCTGAAACCGTTGCAAATATTCCATTATCGGAAATCAAGCCTTTGAAATAGTCATTAACCTGTTCTGCCGTATATGTTCTATCGGGTTCATTATCAACCATAATTGCATTGAAAAATCCACTATTTAATTCAATCATCTATTGCACCCCCTTCTATAATCCAAAAGTTAAAACTGTCTGTTTTCCGTTCTTGTCATAACTCTCTATCACTTCTATAATTCTAGCATTTATATACATATTATTCCATTTAGTTTTCATAATACTCACAATATCACCAATGTATATATCGCCATTTTTTCCATATGTATATCCACTCAATGAAACACTGCCATCAAAAGCCGTTGTTATTGTGGTAAGGTTTTCTAATCCTTCCTCTAACATCTGTTCTTTTATTTCTGCTTCTGATATTTCACCGTTGTTTGTAGACATGTTTCTTTGGTCAACCCATAACTCAAAGCGTTTCAATCCTTTAGGCTCAATACCATTATAGGCTTTCACTATTCTTCTATCAATTCCTTCTCCTTCACCTGCTACATAAGCAATGTTTTTTAATGTTGAAGTCTGATATACATAAGTTACTTCTTTTAAATTGTCATATTCATCACTGAATATAACCCATGGATTCTCATTCTGTGCATATGACCTATCAATACCTTTATACATTTCATAGTATAATTTATCATCTCTTAAAGGCATTCTAAAGCCTATTCCTTTAGATTCACATATTTCTTCTATCTTATCTAAAAGGTTTGCTCCTGTTATTTGTATTTCTATCTTTTCATCTATCGAATTATCAATAGCACCTAATTTTACAAAACTGATATTTCTATTGGTATCTGTTGCATTGATCATATTCATTTCAATTAGATTTCTGCATTGATATTGAGCGTTACCACTCAAGATAGTTTGTTGAGATACAACCCTACTATTCAACACATAACCCTCTGCAAATTTCCCTGTTACTTTTATCTTGTCTCCATCTTCTGTATTGCTTACTATCTCATAATCCTCAATCATTCCAACATTATCTTCATCATCATCTCTTACAACATACAAGCCACTCTTGATTAATGATAGATAATAATCTGTAACTGTTGTATGTAGTTCAAAATCACCACTCTTATAATATCTAGTAGCCCATATCAATTCAGCGTTTTCAATCAATCCTAATCTTTCAAAATTCTCATTCTCTATGATTACATCCATAATTATATACCCTCATAGTTTGAATAATATTTGAAATCAATATCAATATATTCATTCCCACTTTCAGCAGAATATGTAAATACATTATCTCCTGTTTCTAATTGCAAGAATTTGCTACCTTTTTTCAAGTAGTTGAATATATTTGTTTCAACTGCATTCCTTATTAGTTTGACTCTCTTGTTATTGATATGAGTTGTAATTAAAATCGTATCTCCTTTCATCATTATGAAAGGTCTTTCAGCAGTTCCAACCCCTATATATTCCTTTGTATCACGATTGTATATAGTGGGATTTATAACTTCTCCTCTTGCAGATATTTCAATAGTCATACCACTTGAAACATTACCTTCATTAATTAGGTTTAGAATGGTTATCTGTGAATATATGCTGAATGGTCTTGGTGTGACCGTATAGAACGGAAAATAGAATTTAGGTGCAATTATATTCATGTTTATCAAAGTCTCTTCTAAGTCCTTAAAAAACGGATTTGGACATAATATAGAAATCTGACATGTAGTAAGCATGCTGAATTGATCGGGTTCATTACTTTCAACATATCCATCAATCCAAACTTTCTTGGTGTTTGTCTCAAAATACAGTTTTACATTTTCCTTGTTAGGAAAGTATTTATATAATGCTAGTCTGTTTTCTTCAACATATCCTTTTATAACTAGATTAATCACAATGTTTCTTGTGCCTATTCTAGAATGTACAAAGTCTGCGCCATCTTCTATATTGTCACTCATTGCAATATCAGCAGAGGGTGGGTTAAGCCCTAGAACTGATTCAAGTTGATATTTGTTTTCATCATCTGTCAAACATAACTGTTTTCCTTTTGAATTTTCAACTGTTATCTTTATCATGACTTAACCCCTCCTTTTAATAAGTTTCTGCTTTGTCTGTAAATGTCTAATGTGCTTAATGTCTTAGGTGATGTTATGTATTGGTTGAATGTGTTGTTGACTGTTTTACTATTTGAAACATTATTTACATTTGAAGCCCCATTAATAACTCCTAAGCCTTTTTTGACATCTTGTAATTCTTCATTAACAATCTTTCTGATTGTATTAACAGGTGAAATGATTTCGTCCTGTGTAGGGTTATCACCAACCATAGCCAAGAACGGATTGTTCTTTTTAGCAAGTCCACCTTGAGCAAGTCTTGGCAAACTGAATGTATTCAATCTCTTTAAATTGATTCCTGGAACATCATTTATTTTTCCGATTAAACTATTGATAGCGTTGATAGGAGAATTTAAAACATTTTCTGCTGTTCTAAGTACTGCATTTACAGCACTCTTGAACGCTCCACTAACTGCTTGTCCTACTTTCTGCCCTATATTTGTAAATACTGATTTAATAGTATTCCATATTCCACTAAAGAAACTACCAACACCACTAAATGCGCTCTTGACTGCACTCCATGCGCTTTGGAAAGCACTGCCAAACCAACTGCTTACAGTGTTGAATACACCTTGGATACCACTCCATACACCACTAAAGAATGATACAACACCATTCCATGCTCCTTGTATTCCTTTAACCGCTCCATTAAAAGCACTTGTAAACCATGAAGCGACAACATTATAAACGCTGACTATTCCGTTCCATATTCCTGTGAAGTAACCAACAACACCATTCCACACACTTTGTATTCCATCATAGGCACTTTCAAATATATCTGTAAGATAATCAATAACAGGTGTGAATATTTCAACTATCTTTGACCAAACAAATTGAAATATTATAACCATATTATCGAACGTTATTTTTATGTTGCTGAATATAGTGCCAAATATGCTACTGAACAACTTAATAGCAGGTGAGAATACTGTAACAATGCTTGTATAAACATTTGTGAATATCGCAACTAATCCATTCCAAATTCCTTCAATCGTTGAAACAATTGAATTGAATAAATCACTAAAGAATGAACCTATAGAAGAAAATACACCCATGACACCACTTAATAAGGTGCTGAAAAAATCAACTAACCCACTCCACACGCTTGTTATTAAATCCCAAGCACCACTAAAGAATGAAGTGATCCCATCAATTGCTGTTTTACACGCTCCTACTATCGTATCCCATGCGCCTATCCAAAACTTTCTGAATGCTTCTGAATTATTCCATAGGTAGATTAATGCAACAACTAATCCTGCTATCGCACTAGCAATCAATACATAAGGATTCATTGCCATTGTTCCATTCAATAATGCAAACGCTTTTTGAACTCCACTTATAAGTCCTTGAATTGCTAATGCTCCTGCTAATACTCCAAAAGCCGTTGCAACTCCTGCTATAATTGGTGCTATAACGCTCATATTTTTAATGACGAATTTTAATAAATCAGTTAAAACAGGCTCTAATGTATTCACAATAGGCTGAATGAGATTAACCTCAAGTGTTTTTCCTATTTCTGTCCATTGACTTGCTAAGTTATCGTACTTAACATCATCAACTTTCTTCATAGTTCCCTCAACGTTGCTGTATGTATCATTAACATCATTCAATGAAGAAATAACCTTCATTGCGTTATCTTCACCAAGTGCGCTCCATGTGTCACTTGCAACCGTCAATAACTCTTGCTTATTTCCTGCTGTCGCTAAATCATTAATGATTGATTTAAATACATCTGCTTGTGTTGCTTTTCCATCTTTCCATGATTTAAATAAATCCTGTGTCTTAGTTGAGAAGTTATCCATCTGATCCTCAAAACGTCCATCAACCATAGAAATACCGATTTCCTTAACTAAGTCATTCACTTTGTCAAGGTTATACGCTCCACTGTCAACACCGTTTTGTAAGATGGTAAACATTTCTTCTGCGCTAAATCCTGCTTGTCCCCATAATTGTGAGTATTCGGCAATGTTATCGCCTAATTCATCAGACTTATTCAAACCGTTTTGAGCGCCTTTAGCGATTAGGTCAAAGGCTTCATCTGCACTTACACCCATATTTTGCATTAAGCCTTGAACACCTCTAAGCGTTTCGTTGAAATCCATTCCAAATGTATCTTGTAAAACAATAAGATTTTTTGTCATGCTTTTGATTTCATCTGAACCTAAATCCATATTGGAAGTCTGCTGTTTTACTAGTGAAATCTTTTCCGCTAAATCTTCCCAACTCTCACCATAGTTATTTTCATAAAGGTCATCCATTACATCTTTAAAATCTTTCATTTCGTCATTGGTTGAGCCTGTTGATGCTTGTAATTGGTCTAGTGCCTTTCCTCCTTCTGTCGCTAAATCCTTGAAGGCTTGTATGGCTTCTTGAATAACCTTACTCGCTAAATCTGCAACTACATCTTTTAATACTGTATAACCATCACTAGAATTTTCTGCTTCTTTTCCTGTCTCTTCTAATGAACCACCTAATTTGTTTGCACTGCCTTTTAAGTCGTTCATGGTTTCCTTGTTCTTGTCAAGGTCTCCATTTAAACTAGTAATCTTTGATGCAAGGCTTTGCGCTTCGTTTGATGTTTCACCAAATTCATAGCAAGCATTCATGTAAGCAGTCTTTAATTCCTTAATATCTTTTTCTTGATCGTTTATTGTATCTTCAAGTTTTTCAAGAGATGTTCTTGTATCAACGCTTTCTTTTTCGACATCGTTCAAAGCATTTTCATAATTGCTTAATTCTTTCTTTGTCTTATTGATAGAAGCCTGTTGATTCAAGATTGTTATATTAAGATTTTCAGATGCTTTTTTATTTCTTTCCTGTTCCTTAACAGTTTGATTCAATTCTTTTTGAAGGTCATCAAGATTACCTTTTAGCGCTTTTGATGCTTCGGAATTTTCTCCTGTCGCTTTCACGCTTTCATCATACTGTTTTGTTAATTCTGTAATCTGCTTTCTTAGGTCTTCTGCATGCTTCTCTGCTTCTTCTTGAGCCTTTGAATATTCTGCTTGTTCACCTTTTAAAGCGTTCAACTTCTTTTCTTGTTGCTCAATGATAGAATTAAGTTGTTTGATTTTCGCTTGAAGCCCATCTGTAGACTTTGACCAATCGTCCATCTTTGAACTTGCTTCTTTAAATTGAGCGTTTGCAAGTTTTATCTGTTTATTTGCTTCTGTAATGCCCTTTTTAAAATCGGATATGTCAACTTTAAACTTTGTTGTTACCTCTTTAGCCTTACCTTTTGCCATTTATAACCCCCCTTTCTGCGTTAAATCCATCCTCCTGTTCCTCGTTTTCCTGTTACATTTCTTCTTATGTGTCTTGTTCCATCACTTTCAACAGTCTCATTACTGTATTTATTGCTATCCTTGATTAACCTAATAAGTCTAAATACTTCTGTTGCTCTCTGTTGTCTTATAATGAACGGATTCAAAGAAGGATACATTTCACAAATACTATTAGTTAGTTTATATAATGTCTGTGAGACGGGGATATTATCATCTATCCCCTCATCACGTTTTTTGAGCCGTCACTAAACTGTTCCTTTGCAATCTGTAAGATGCCAACAACAACAGGGATTAATTCTTTAACCTTGATATATTTCAGTTCTTCATCTGTCAAACCATAGAATACATCTTTCAATAAAGGCTTTACTTGATTCATTACTTTCGTGATCATTTTTAAAATCTCATTTGTATCATTCATGTTTTCAACATCAAAGATTGTTAGAATATCTTCAACCGTTCCAAACATCAAATCATATTCATCTGTCTTATATGTCTTAACAATTTCTCTTTTTCCTGTTTCCTTGTCTCTTTCTTTTCCATAAATATTTAATACTAGTTCCATATTTTTCTCCTTTACTAAAAAATAGATGGAGACCATAAGAGGAATTGTAATTCCACTTTCCCCATCTATTTACTATTTGAATATTTCAGTTTAAACACTTGGTGTTTTCTTAGTGAATGTAGATAATGTGTCGGGTGTCTGCACTGTATCAAACCATGTTGATAAATCAATTGTGCTTCCATCGGGTTGAACATCTTCTAATGCAACATATGTTTTCTTTCCACCATTTTTAAATTTATGAGTTGTTGCAATACCTGTATAGACTAATGAAAGGTTGTTAGAGTCTGTACCACCATTCTTAGTAGTGTTAGTTTCATCGGGAATAGCAAATGTGCCTTTTAAAGACCATTTGTATGTCTTGATTCCACTTGTTACTTCTGTCACGTAACCAACTGCAAAGTATGGATTTTTTACATCTCCACCACCCAAAATTGCTCCTGTTGTTGTATCAACATCTTGTCCTGTTAGTTCTGCTAACAATGCTAATGGTAAATGGTCAATTGTAAACGTTCTTGTTTCTGCTCCCTGTCCTTTTAATACCAAAGCAGGGTTATTGTCATAGTATTTAGTTTCACTAGACTGTTCTACTGTTACTCCAACTTCTGCAAGTCCTGCTAACTCTTTGACTTCTCCTGTTGTGTAAGTTTCAGAATCATCTTTTGTAATCTTTGCATAAACTAGATTCTCGCAACCTCTATATTCTGCAACTTCTGCTTTTGCCATATCTAATTCCTCCTTTTTTCTATATTTGCTTCTAGATATTTTCCTGTGTAATTAGGAATATCACTATAAGTATCTGTAGGCTCTTCATCAATATTAAAACCATTATTTTCTAATAGTTCTACTGCCTTATTCATTGCTACATCAACAATTTTTATATCATCACTAAAGAATTGTATCTGATAATAATAAATGATTGAATGGTGTCTATTGTCATAATATTCATCTCTTGGGCTTTCCCAATTCCAATATGTGAAGAACGCTCTAGGACATTCTTCATCTGCTTCTATTGTTCCTTGTTTGATAACCTCATAGCCAACTTTTTCAAGTATCTCTATTAATAACTCGTCCATTCAATCACCTCTCATTGCTTTTGATATTGCTTCAAAGATAACATCTTGTTGAATCTCTGCAACTTTTTCTTTTGTCTTGTTTCCTTCTAGAAGTGTTTTAAGTCCTTTGACTGCTCCACCTTTTCCACCTCTAATAAGGAATATTGGAACAGGCGAATTATCTAGATTAAACCCAACATCAACAGTACATTTCTTTCCTGTCCATTGTATATTAGGTTCTCTGATAATTTGCTTTATTGAATGCTCTCTATCTTTTGTTGAGTATTTACCATGTGCAGGCAAATTTGATTTATCAAGTTTCTTTTCAATTAATGGTGTTATATATTCATGCGATTTACTTAAGGCTTCTTCTGTTGCTTCTTCAACATTTCCATCAACCTTTTTCAAATCGTCTAACATGCTATTGATCTCTTCAAAGTCTATACTGAATTTATGACTAGCCATTACATTTTTCCTTTGATTCTCTGAACCTTGAATTTAACATATTGATTCTTCATCTCTATGTTTTCGGGTTCGTTTAGGATTTCAAATAACGCTCCATCACTCATTCTTTTTAGTCTGCAATCACTTTGAATGTCGGGTCTGAACCATGTAACAACGTTTGCAGTGTCATATATAACATATCTTCCATTAACATCTTTTTCAGTTCCTCCGTACGTTTTAAAACTACAATAGATTAAGTCTTTTTCTATATATGATTTAGGTTGTGTTACTCCTTTAACCTTCTCATATTCACTCACTACTAATAGTTTAAAAGGTACTCTCATGTCTCTCGCTTCTGTAGGTCTATACATCTTCTTCACCTGCTCTTAACTGCACAACTCGCTCCTTAAAATAAGGAGATAGACCTGTGGAACCACTCCCATAATCCCACAAGTCACTTACTCCACGTGTGATAACTCCGATAGATTTATTACTATTAATAATTGCATCAGAAACACCTGCGCCATGCATGAAGTCTTTCACTTCATCAATATAGATTGATAATGTATCATCTTGATAGTCCCCTGTGATTCCTAAGCCGTTCTTAACTTTTATTAATAGTTCTTCGTTTCTTTCGTCTATCATCATTATCACCTACTTTCTATTAACTAAATTGTTGGTTCAGCCTTTTTAATTCTCATGAATCCACGATATGAAGTTGTATTACCACCTGCGAATACAACACCCTTATAAGCAATCATGCCATTTTTGAATTTATAATCATAAGATTTCTTGATTTCAACAGGTGAGAAGATAGCAGTTTCATAATACATAGGAATACCATAAATCATGCAGTAATCATCTTTAACAGCCGTTTCTAATGACTTTAAGTTAGAGTTGATAATATAAGGTACTGTATTGATTGTCTGATTTGCTAAGTCAATTTTATAAGCATGGTCACCAATATCATTTCTAACTAATGAAAATGCTAATAAATCTGCTTTATTGAGAATTAATACACCCTTCTGTTCAACTTCTTCATCTCCACCATATGAGAAAATGATTTTATTTAATGTATCTTGGTCAATCTTAGAAATTGCTAAATCGTCAGTTTCTAATACGGCAGTGTTATCAGCAATTTTTGATGTGATACCAATGAAAGTATTTGAAGTTCCTGCTCCTGCAATCTGCTGTTCTGCCATCTTTTTCTTTAATGCAACTTCAATACCTTTTCTAATTTCTGATTCATAATCTGCATTTGGTAGTTTTTCTAATTCTTCACTATATTCTGCATATGCAGTAATCTTTACTTTATTGATTTTTGCATGTCCAAATTCTGTTTCTGCATCTGTATATTCTCCACCTTCAGCAGTTAATCCACCTTCACCATAAGACTTAGTAAATGGTGCTTCATAAGATTCTCCACCCTGTAAATTTCTAACCTTTGTTAAATCAACGAATGAAGAAACCTGTCTGAATGGTACTGTTGCTAAGTCACTTGACTGATACTGTGGTAATAAAATGTCATCACTTGCAACTGTGATTGCTCTACCTTCTTTTAAGGCTTTACCTCTTTCTTCTCTATCCTTGATAGATAATTCACGTTTATTCTTATCCATCTTGTTACCTCCTTCTAATTCTGTACTTGATAATTTTCTGATGTTTGTTTCATCAATCTTAACCCAATCATTTGAACGCTTCACATCGTCTGATGTTGGTTCTTCTTCATCTTTCTTAGGCTCTTCTGTAGGTTCTTCTTTTTTGTCGTCTTCTGCTCTTTTGTTTTCTTCTGTAGGCTCGCTTGTTGGTGCTTCTTCGGGTTCGCTTTCAACTGCCTGTAACTGTGCTTCTGCATCTGCAATTTCCTGTGCAATCGTCTTTAGAGTCTCACCAATTCCACGAATCTCTTTTACATCTTCACTTTTATCAATTCTTTCATATAACTTATCTCGTTCATCTTTTTTAGAACGAATAAATTTCTCTAAATATTCTTTGATATTCATTACATAAATCCTCCTTTGATTTTTGCTTTTAATCTTTCTAATTCAACATTCTCCAATGTTTTCTTGTCATTCTCCAATGACTTGCTACGGTTCAGTTCGGTCTCCACCAATTCCTTACTACGTGCATATATGGAAGTTCCGTCATATGCAGGTACATCTACAACTGCACAATCCCAAACTTTCTTAATCTTTGTGATGTATCTTTTGATAGGCTTTGTGTTTTGGTCTAATTCGTGCTCCTCAACAGTGAAGCAGAAAGACATCTTGTCTAATAGTCCTGCCTTGATACATTTATAAATATCTACATTGTCTGTAGTATCTATTAATTCTGCTCTGATGAATAATCCTTTATCATCAATAGTACATTTAAGGCTTCCATTTCTTGTTCTTGCTAGGATTCCTTTTGCATCTCCATGGTTGTATTTAAGACAACAGTCTGTAAAGTCTGCATCATCAAATGCGCCTTTTCTAATCACTTCTATATAAGTAAGATCATAATCTTCAATTAAAGTTTCTTCATCAAATACACTTGCATATCCTTCAACAACCATTTTCTTTGTTCCATCTTCATTGGTTGCTTCATCTGCTCTAATCTCTTTTATTCGCATTTCTTTATTTTCTTTAAGACTTCTATAATCTGTCTTTAATTTGCTCACATTATCACCACCTTTTATATAAAAAATAAGCCTATCAACTTAATGTGATAGGCTCTTAGGCTCGTCTATATTAATAATAGTTTTACATTTCTTGCATTTTAACTGTATGCCCTTTACAACAAAATCATTATTCACTTTAAAAAGTTTCTGATTGCATTTAGGGCAACAATACCAACCGTTAATTATCATATAATAACCTCATTTACACCTTAATTATATCATGTTTTTTGTATACTTTTAACAACTTTTATTCACTATTTGAAACACTATCATCTTGATTATTCTGTTCACCAACTTGATATTTTGAAGCATCTTTTGTTTTGATGTAGTTCAATGACATAAAGCGCTCGTCTCCACCTTCATAAGGCTGTTCACCAAACCATCCCAACACTTGGTTATTGGTTACACCACCTGTTGGTAATAGAAGTTCTGCAAGTTTTAGTTTCTTGTCTGCGCTCATCATCTGTATTTCACTTGTATAACAGATAATGCTGTTTCCGTTCTTTCTTGCAAATGGTGTTAACATTACTCTTTCAATAGCCTGTCCTAAACTGATAGCACCACTTTCAATAACTGTTTCATAGAATGCTTCTTTATCTTCACTTGTATATTTACCGTTTAGTATTTCTTCACTAACTCCATAATGTCTTCTAATCTTATCATCAAAGAATTTCAATAAATCCTTGCTTACAGTTCTACCATAGAAAGGAATAGGATTGTATTCAGTTCCTTGGTCTAAGATAACAAAACCACTCTTATCGTCATTTAGTTTCTTTTCAAACTCTTGTCTTTCTTTTTCAAGTTTATCTTTACCAATCAAGCCCGACATTTTAAATATGCCCGTTACTTTTAATGAGCCTTCTATTGATTTGAATGTTGCTTGAATCATTTTATCATTCGTTTCTAGGTGTCTAAGAAGTGTTGTATTGTTCGCACTTCCATTTTTATCTCCACCCATATATTCATTCTCACCATATTCTTTTCTCCAATGAATGATTTCATCGTATCTTAATTTTCCACTATGTTTCCCATTCTTAAAAGTGAAGTCAACATATATGATACCTAAATCATCTTCAAAGAAATCAACTCTAACAGGATTTAAAGGATATAAGGCTTTATATACCTTCTTTGTTCTGCCGTTTGTAGGATTGTAATAAAGATCGTATGTAGGATAAATAAAACAGTTCTTATAAGTCTCTCTTAACCATGCGCATTTTCTCAAGAAATCGCTTTGTGTCATTAGATTGTTTGGATTCTGTAGAATCTCATTGATGTTATTGTCTGTTACTTTTACTTCCTTACCATTCACAATTCTTATATGTCTAGGCTTCAATTTAGAATATTCATCTAGGATTCTATTTGTGATTGTAAAGACAGTTTCATCATTCATTATGTTATCTCCAAATTGAGAGAATGACGGTGTTCCGCTCGTACTGCTCGCCCACATAAAAGATTTATTTATTGCTTGTTTTGCTAACTTATCAATCAATCCCACTATTCAACACCTCCATTATATTCATTTACATGTTTCATGTATTCATTCTCATATCTATATAATATTGCATACGTGTCTATGCATGCACTAGTTCCATCAATTCGCATCTCTGTCTTCATCTTAGCAGGTAAGATTAATTCATTGTTATCCATTTCAAATGTTGTATTTTTGAAACACCATAAATCAACTTCATTAAGCCCTTGAACATATTGAGATTTTAAATCTGCCTCAAGATGTTTCATTGGTGTACTCATTACATATTTATTCTGATTTATCATTTCACACGTTTCACCTTTTCTATATCCATATCCTATTTCCTTCATAGCATTTAAGAAATCATTTGCAAAACGTTGATCGTATCCTAATTTGAATATTCTAATGTTGTATTGTTCAAATACTCTTAGATACCATTCAGCAACTTTTGAAAGTGAAACTCTATTACCTTCATGAACCTCAATGAATCCTCTTTGTGCCCATTCTCTATATCTTGCTCCACCGTTCTTATCACTGTCTAATTTGCTTTCGGGAATGAAATACTTGTTATAGAAATATTTATGTTCATCATTAGGCTTCATGAACATCATTGTTACACATGTTAAATCTGATGTTTGCGATAAGTCTGCTCCTGCTATCGCAACACAATTTCTAAAGTCTTCAAGTGAATAGATATTTTGAGGGTAAAAGCAATCATCTTGTAGCCATGCTTCTGCACTATTCTGTTTGATGTTGAAATCCTTACATAACATATGTACTTTTGAAGACTTTGATAGTTTAGCCTTAATCATATTCTTTTCAATGAATGACCATTTCTTTACTCCATAAATCAATGATGGATTAGATTTGCACCAACTCCATTTATCTTGAAATATTTCTTGTGTAGAATCCTGTGTGAATAGCCAAGGTAAGAAATGCTCGTCCTCTATTTCACCATTCAAAACACCTCTAGCATATTCTAGTTTTTCATCAAGAAGCCCATCATTAATGAATCCTTCTGTTGTACACGTTATTAACAATGGGTTTTCTTTGATAGACATACTTTCCCAACATGCCATAAATATTTCGTTCGTCTTGCTATCATGCATTTCATCATAATAGCACTTGTCAATATTTCGTCCATCTTTATTTTGTGTCTTTTCACTCATTTTGAATATTGTGATGTTCTTTATATCGTTTCTTATTTCCGCTAAATTCTGCCTTGTGAGTTCGCTTTTAGTGTCAAGCCTACCTCTCATACCTCCAATCTCTTTCCATATGAGAGAGGCTTGTTTATCGTCATTTGAAGCACATACAATATCCTCCCCACCACTTCCAAGAAATAAATCATAATTTCCATCACTTGCAAGGTCTGTTGATTTACCATTCTTTCTTCCTACAAGTTCAAGAACCTCATTGAATCTCCTTATTCCTGTATCTGCCATTTTGAAACTATACACAACTTCCCAAAATGCTTTTTGTTGAAGCATTAAACGCATAGCCTTCATAAAGAAAGGCTTTTTTCCTTGCAAGCAACACGTTTCTTTGAATTGTATTCTCTTTTCGCTTTCTTTTGTATCATATATGTATTTGGAATTTGAAAGGTCTTCAACAAGTTTATTTATTTCTGTTCTCATTTCCATGCCAACAATTAAAGGTGTTTTTATATATTCATCTTTCTCTTCATTGTATAAATCAATATAGCCTTTATTTATACAATCTTGATAGGTTTCCAACCATGTTTCTTTTGTTTTGTGGTATAAAGGTTTATTCAAACTGTTTTAACATCTCCATCAATGGACTATCTTCTTTAACATCAAACTTCCCTAAAGTAGATAGTATAATCTTGATCTTGCTATCATGCCTTTGTGAAAGGTCTGAATACTCTTTAGAAAGATACTTCTTTTGTTCTGCCTTTGTTTTGTTAGTTGGAATACCTATTTTTAATAACGCTTCTTTGATTTTTTCTATTTGTTCCTGTTCAAAAAGAAAATCGGGTATCATACTTGATAAAACTTCTTTCTTTCCATCATCTAAGTTATTAAATATACTTTTTAACTGTTCTTCTGTCATATCATCACACCTTTTATTTATTTTATATAATTTTTGATAGTTTTATATGATTTTCATTTTTTTAGGCTTTTAAACCTTGAAAAGTTTGAAAAATTGACGTGTACGGAAAAAGTAGCCCCTATCCACTTACCCAAAAGTTAAATTTCAATTTTCAAATAGGGGGGTATCTATATTTTTTTTCAAACACTCATACAATTATCTTTCTTCAACATTCACTCTTTTCTTTATTGCATATTCTTTCTTGTGTTTCTTCTCTTTCATGTCTCTATAGTCTTTATACTCTTCTTTCTTTTTTCTCTTCTTATTCTTCATAGGTATTCTATTGCTCATTGCTATAACCTCTATATGATGAATGATGCACTTATGAAATGATAATCACTTGATACAAAAGAGTTTGCTGTTGAGTTCATTATCTTTATTAAACCATCAGTACTTATTTTATATGTATCTATATAACCACCAGTTCTAGCCTGTACATAATACACTTGCTTTCCTGTTGGTCTATATCCTTCGGGTAATACACCAATCTCTCTTGCCTTTGTTGTAACTCCCTTTACTGCTCCCTCAATGAATACTATGTTTCCTTGCTTCTTGCATCTAACAGGGAAAACACTTGAGTTATGTGCTGTAATCCCACTCTTTAATGTGATACTACTATATCCACTATCTAGTATTGGAATACATTTGCCATTAAATGTGATCTTGTTTTCTTTTATCTGTAAATAGTTATTTGTTGTTACAACTCCATCTTTTGCTATAACTCTTCTCATTACTCCTGTTGGAGTTAAAAAGGTAAAGTGTAATTCACTATTGGTATGATATACATTAATTAAAAAGTATTCGCTTGTTGTTCCTATATCTGTTTGAGTAGTATATCTATATTTACCCGTCACTTTATAAAGCCCATTTGTTAAGTTGTCAAAGATAATAACATTGTTATCAGTTCCTTTTAATAAAGGTAAGCCACTACCAATATTATTTATCATTCCTTTTAATACTCTGCCTTGATTGGCGCTTAATGCATCTGTTACTGATGTGCTATTCAAATTATCAATAACGTTTATAATTGCTCTGCTTTCCATATACATACCTCCTTTATAATTTATTCTTGTATGCACTAAGGAACTATCAAGTGAAAGGAATAGCCTTAATAGTTCCATACTAAATACAAATAGGACTTACATATTAAACATAGAAATTATAAGAAAGGAGAATATTCACAACACGTTTAATAATGCCCACTATTTGAATACTAAGGTTGATACTTCTTAGCATAATCATTTATATACTTTGTCCACTCTTCTATGTCTCTGCCTTGTGGATTTTCATATAGTCTTTTTAGACATTCTTCTTTAGGAGTATCAATATGAATAACTTCATCTACTCCCAATTTATCAATGATTCTTTTTCTTTCCATCACATAAGGACATGTAGTAATAACCCATGCATTAAACCATGAACCTCTTCTAGTTTTGATTATTTCATATATAGCACGTTTGATATCAAATACAGGTTCTTTCAATCTATTAGGCTTGATGTATCTTTCATTCAAGGAAATCATCTGCCATATTGAATCTATATCACATACTATATCATCTACTCTTTTATTTTCTCTTACAAATGTTGTCTTTCCACTACATGAATTTCCGTGTACTAGTATAACTTTGCTTTGATAGTATCCAAACCTTTCATGTATCTCGTTATGTGACTTATGAGACACAATCATAATGTTATCGGGATTTAATGAAATGTTAGGATCATTCACGTTTGTTAGATTCAATTCTATCTTGTGATGAAAGACCATGTCATATTTTCTATAAATCGGGTTTCCTGTGTACTCGTCAATAATATCACCGTTCTCATTTATTCGTTGTGATATTATGTATTTCTTTAAGTCGCTCCATTCCTTGCTAGAATAGAATTGATTTAAGTTTGTAAAGTATCTCATATATCACCTTTTAAATTGCAAACGATATTTCAAACGGTAGCCATGCAGTAGTTGGAACTTTTGCATTTGCTGTTGTTCCGTATCTAGCAATGGTTACAGTTCCATTTGTATTTACTGCCAAACACCAAACATTTTTACCCGAACCTTGACATATTTTAACTATTCCATAAGTTGTTCTATATCCTGTTGGCAATGTAAATATTACCTTGCCTGTTGCACTTGCTTCTAGTTCAGTACTTGGAGATACACACCCACGAATATAAACAACACCGTTCTTTTTTCTGTATCTTGGCTTGTTATCGCTATTGTTTGCATATGGTATGAAATCGTTTGTTAATGTTGCATCAATCCAACCTGTATCATCTAAATCTTGATATGTTGTATTTGTGATTGAATATCTTAATGTTCTTGAACTATCAATTACTGTTGCATATGTCACTGAACTTGATTTATCAATCATCACATAAGCAAATGGATCAACTCCACTAATACCGCTCTGATTAGAGTTACATTTAAAATACCCTTTAATTTTATATAATCCACTGTTTAAATTCCTTAATATGATTGGACTTTTTACATTTAGGCTTTCTTTATAAGTAAGTAAACTATCTAGTTGTTCATCAATATCACTAATTACATATAATTCATTTGCTTTCAATAAATTACTAGCCTTAGCACTTTTATATTGTGCCAAGGTTAGTTTGTTTATTGTAGCGCCATTTAATGTTTGAGTCATATTACCAAATGATTGTTTTAACTGTAGGCACTGTAATATTTACTTCTTTATTTGTGATTGTTTGAGCAACTCCATTTACTTTAATAGATTCTAGTTTGTTTGCCTGTGCGTTTGATGGTGCATGTGCCTGTTGTGAATGAGTGTATGCAGTATCATAATGGCTTTTTAATGTGTTTGTTAAGTCATTTGTAACTGTTGGGATTTCACTTTTCAATGCATAATTAGTTAAATCAATTGATGTATCGCCAATCTTTTCCCATTTGTTATTCACATATAAATATTCATCATAGATATTGTTTGTTTCTGTTTTTGACTTTGGTACTAAATAAATAGTCTTATTACTAATGTTTGATGTTGGTAATGCAGTAACTACTAATACATTCAACGTTGTAATGCCATTGATTAATTCATTTACTTCTGTTTTAGAATATGTATTTGTCTTTAGATAATAGTTTGTTAAATCATTTACGGCTTTTGTAACAAAGTTAACATCGTTTGATAATTCACTTAGTTTAGTAGGATTCTTTTGTGCTCCTGTTTCAATGCCATTTAATTTAGTCTTTTCATCGCTTGTATAAACATTATCATCTGTAAAAATCCATATTTCCTGTTCTTGCATTGTTGGTGTGATTGTGCCATTTGCAACATTTGTATCATACAACGCTTTTGTGATCTTATTAATTCTTACTTGATTTAATTCCTGTGACATAATGATTACCTCCCTTTACACTCTTTTTGTATAACTCAATTTAATCCAACCCACATTTGACTTAAGTCTTCCCCAACCATTTCTTTCCTCAACAATTGTATATCTGTATGGTTTCTTTACAGTTGTAACAATGCTTGAATTAGTTGTTGGCTCTTTTCTTACGTGTAATGCATCTGCAGTTATTTCTACAATGTAATTAACATTATTAGATGTATTAGTTGTATTGTTTGCTTCAATACCTCTATTTAAGATTCCTTCAACGATTGCTTTAGCACAACTTTCAGCATTCCAATGTGCTTTATCTTTTGAATTATCAACAAAACAACATTCAACTAAAAGCGCAGGTGACTTGGTCTTTCTCAATACATATAGATTAGTTCTTTCCTTAACTCCTCTATTTCTGATACCTAATGCATTAGAAATCTTTTCTGCAATTCTAGTTGCTTCATCTTTTGCTTTTGATTTATTGTTGTAGATATAAACTTCTGTTCCTGTTCCACCTCCTGCGTTTAGATGGATAGATACATCTAAGTCAACAGAATGTGAGTTACATTTATTAACAATTGCTCTTAGATTTGCATTCTGTGAAGTGCTGTTATCATCTGTGCAATCATAGACAGTATGACCATTTGCACGTAACAGTTCTATTACTCTATTCTTTACTTTTCTATCTTCATTCACTTCATCAAGATAGCCACTAGCACCACGACATTTTAAGGAATGTCCACCATGTACATTAATTCTCATAATGTTACCTCCTACCAAATAATAGTTTTGTAATTACTTACATCAACAATATTGTTTTCTAATTGAACCACTCTTAATTCTAATGCTTGAATTGCTTCATTTAACACTCTTCCCATGTTTGCAGATAAAGCATTATTTTTATCATGACTTGTTAATTCATCATAAACCTCAATCATCATACCACCTTGCTTTCTAGTGCTTCTATTCTACTTACTAAATCACTTATTGAAACACTTTGTGAATCATAATCATTTTCAGTTATAGCATAATATTGAATTTGATTGTTATAAGCGAAAAACAATTGAATGTAAGATGTTGTTGATGTTGTCGCTACATAAGCAACCAATGGAATTTGTGCAATAATGCTTTTAGGCGCTCCCTCATATGCTTTGAAATATCCATGTAGCATATAAGCACCACTTTGAAGACTTTTCAATATAACAGGATTATTTTTATCCATGCTTTCTATTACTTCTATAGGCTTGTTTTCAAGTACATTGTAATCACTTGTTCCACCTGTTACCGTCTTATACTGTCCATCATTTGCAAGGTACTTTGTTCCATCTCCACTTGTATCTACAATGTTTTTCATCTCGTCAAGTGTCTTTTTCGCTTCACTGATGAAGTCGGGATTTTCTTTTTGAAGCGTTTCACTTGCATTAATGCTATCCATCACATAGAACTTGTATGTATATGACTTAAATACATAATTATCATCATTTCTTAACACAACTTCACATTTCAATTCACCCTTAGAATCTAGAAGGCTGTTAACCATTTCAAATGTTGCGTTATATGTTCCATCTTCTTTGTCTTTTAATTCTAACGGCTTGCTTACATACTTCTCACCATTAGACTTTTCAAACTCTAAATATAAATCCTTATCACCTAACAACGAATCAACATTTATTGATAGGATTGTTGATTTATTTTCATTTGTTTTACCAATAATATGCTGGTCACTTGATACGATCCTATCATTACTGATTGATAATGTTATAACCATAATTAAGCCTTCTTAGGTCTGCCACGCTTTGGCTTTGACTCTTCAACATTTGGCTTTTCTTCTTCGATATTTGGTTTTTCATCTTCAATGTTTGGCTCTTCTTCTACAAAATGACAAAATGTTTTTCCATCATACGTTGCTGTTGTTAGTACTTTTGCTCTTTCTTCATCAACTTCAATAACTTCATCTTTCTCAACTACTCTGTTTAGTAATAAATCTTTGTATAGAAAATTTGCTTTTACTTTCATTGTTTTATCTCCTTATTAATTAGTAATCTTATTTACAATAAAATGGACTTTACAACCTTTTTCAATTGCTTTAGTCAATGTAATGTTTGTGTTGTTTTTATTTGTATATTCTGTATTGTCTAATCTCATACCATTTATATAGACTTCAAGAATATCTACACCATACGTATATTGAGAGATATTAATAGGAATAGTACTTACATTTCCTGTTGCAGTATAAGTTGATTTATATTGAACCAACTTAATTGCATAATCATGCGTATGATTTTTTAATGCAAATGTATTTTTTAATATGCTCCACAAATGTGTTAATCCCGTATCATCAAGGTATTTTGACATTTATATTCACCTACTTACAAATGCTATCAATATCACTATTCGATAACGAATTGATAACAAATAATCCTCCTAATGCATCCCAATCTTCTCCCGTCCATGCAACGTTTGTTCCTGCTACACCATATTCGCTTGCATCTGTTAGATTATACACATCACCTTTTACTTGTCCTGTTGTTGGCAGTGAAGCAGTAGCAATAGAACCTTTGTATTTATATAAGCCTGTTAAATCTGTTTTCAATGCATAGGAACTTGCAGATAGAAAGCCATCTAACTTCTTTTTATCTGTTGAAGACATTAAACCATTTATTGTTTGTGTTGCTGTTGAATACGTTGTGTTTGTGCTTGGGATTCCTAAAGCGGTGATATCTGTTTTTGATACAGCAGTAGTTCCACTTACGTGCCCTGTACCATCAACAGTAATCTTATACAATCCACTAGTTTTAGAAGTGTATGTTGGGTGCACATATTTATTTGCACCTGTTTCAATGCCATTTAATTTTGTTTTATCACTTGAAGACATTAAACCATTTGATGTAGTTGTTGCTAGGTTATATGTTGTATCTGATGGAATGCTCCATGTGCCATCTGCACGCAAGAACTTACTTTGGTCACCTTTTGAAGGCTTTGGAACTAGTCCATGTGTTCCGTCTGCTGTTGCCGTTGCTCCTGTCATGTCTGAATATGTTGTATCCTGTGACGGAATCCCTAAAGCGGTGATATCGCTTTTAGAAACATTTACAGCACTTGAAACGTGCCCTGTTCCGTCAATAGTGATTTTATAAAGCCCATTTGTTTTGGCAGTATATGTTGGGTGTGTGTAATTGCTTAACCCTGCTAGTTTGTTCTTTTCTGCCGTTGTGTAATCGTTTGTACTCAACCCTTTACCACTTACTTGTGCCACAAATGTTCCTTTTATCTTTGTCCACAAATAAGTTAGACCGTTTTCATCTAAATATTTTGACATTATTTCATCTCCTTTACTTGCAAATAGAATCTATATCAATGTTTGTGATTGCTTCAACTGAATCCCCTTGAGTCATTTCAATGACACCTTTTGAAGATACTGAAATTGTATTGCCTATCTGCACAACACCTAAATTATCATGGCTTGTGATAGGTATATCATAAGGACTGTTTGAAGTATCTAGAAGCCTTCTAACTAAGAATATTCCATTAAGATAAGTAACCATTATTTCACTATCATCTAACAGCAGTTTTTCAGTCTTGAATGTAAATTGTGTTCCATAATCATCTACATACTTGACTTTGATATACATCATACCAATCTCTTTATATAGAGAAAATGGAATCGTATAATAGAGAAATTTATCATCTTTTGTATAATTCGTTATTTGATACGTTTTACTATTTGCTTCAATTTGTAAATACTCAACCTCTTTAGGTTGAAGCCTTACCTTGATTTCTATTGAATTATCACCACAACCCATTGAAGTAGAACCCGTGCAAGTTCCTTCTAGACAATCAAGATCGCATATATTTCTCATTTTTTTATTTCCTTACATATTTTCAGCAACAATCCACGCATCTAACTGAATATTAGTAATGTTTGAATAACTTTCATAATCGGTGTGATTTGAATTAGTCTCATGTATTTGCATATATAATTCATTATTATTTGTTACATTAAACCTAACAGGAACGGTATGCCATCCCCCATTTCCATATATAATTGCATGATTACTTGTATATCCAAAGTTAGGCGCTCTCCATGGAAATGCATCACCATCATGAGGAGTATATATTTTAAATCCATTTGTTTTGTAAGAATTGAGATTATTAACACCTACATCAAACAATAATCTATAAATATTCATATCTCCGAATGATTGTCCATATATAGTACCATTAAACGTTCCACCATTCATTCTAACGGACAACTGACGTCTTTCTTGCATATTACTTCCCGTTCCCATGAGATAGCCTTTTAAATATTCCGCTATGCAAGCCAATCCCCACGAATTAGGGTGTATGCCATCAGAACTTATCGTATCTCTTAAAGAAAGAATATTTTCTGCTCCAGGAACAACCATATAAGGTTGATTGTCATATGCTGATATTGTTCTATACATTGGCATTAATTTATATTTCAATGCGAATTGATTATTTCTATCTTTAAATGCAACTCCAAAAGGTGCAAAGTGAACAACTGCATTAGGATAAGTGCTTTTTACATAATCAATCAATGTCTTTATACATCCTTGTACTTTTTCTTTTTGGTCTCCGTATGGCAATTCATTATAGCCACCACCGATCAATACATCAGTAATAATGTTTTTGTCGGGAATCTGATTTGCTACACCTTTCAAAAGTGTTAAATAATCATTTGATGGATTGCTAAAACTTGCTCCACCTTTATGGTTAACGAAAATATTATTAGCATTAGCATGACAATTAATCATTTTAGATTTTAACCTATCACACCATCCAACACCTCCTCCACTTCCGTCGGGTGTATATCCATCTCCGTATGAATCGCCAATAAAAATATAACCTCTGCTTGAAATAGGCATACTTGATTTAATATCAATAGTTTCTTTGTCATATGTTTCAATCAAACATTTGTTATCACATATTCCATATACTTTTTCATGTGCCATTATTTTACCTCCTTTTAAATATTCCAATCTTTATCATCTGCAAGTTTCTTCTTTAACTCTAATTCTGCTTGCTTTAGTTCATAACTATCCCAATCATTTTTCCAATTATCTTTATCATAGTTCTTGAGTAATAAATGTAATGCTCCTGTATCTCCGTCAACTTCTTTTGTTGTTATTTCAGTATGCTTTCTAGTAGAACCATTTTCATCTTGAGTAACATATGTTTTCTTGGTTTCTAGAGTATGTTTAAATGCTTTCTTTATCATTTCACTTCTTAAATCTAAAACTAAACTTGATCGCCCTTTTTTTAAGGCTTCTTTTAATTCCATTTTTTCTTTATGAACATTGAAAGCACTAACTGAAATTCCTAACGCTTCACATATCTGTTTTTCAGTAGCACCACTTTTAACCCATTCTTCTATTTTATTTATATTTGGAAATATGACAGTGTCATAAACGCTTTTTCTTCCTCTTTTAGACATTAAACATCATACTTTCACATCTCCTTTTTATTCATATTTACACCATTATTTTATCATATTTCACTATTTGAATACATATATAATTCAAATTTTTAACAACTAAAAAAGGCAGTGAATATTTCACTGTCCTTTTTAGGCATTTTTTAATAATCTGTAGAAATTCGTGAAAAAAATCAATGAAATTGGTACACCTAGAAGGTTCTGCCCCTCCGTTTATCCCTTATAAGGAGACCACTCTACTATTGAGTTATAGGTGTAGATTATAAGCACCGTTTTAAAGTGCTTATATAAAAATGATTTAAGAAATTGAGTTAAAGAACATGCATACTTACAACTATTCGTTGCAAGTATTATTATACTCATTTTCATAATGTTTTCAATATTTTTTAAATAAAAAAAGGTGATTTCTCACCTTATGCAAATCTTATTTCCATTCCGTCCATCCATGAATTTATTTCATATGGATCATTCATGAAACTTTCTTTTGCTTCTTCAATTCTTCTTTCTACTTTTTCCTTTCCAAATAATTCTCTTGCTTTCTTTTTTGAAATTCTCTTTCCGTTTAAATAAATTCTTGTTCTCATTTTTATGTCCTCTCTCTTTCTTTCTTTATATACTTATTATACTATATGTGTTACATATATTCAAGTGATTCTACTTATTTTTGCAACAAAAAAAGGAACTATATTATATATAGCCCCTTTAAAAGGAATAACCCTTTTTTATGTGTTTTGGAGGACACACAACCAAAATGAAAACAAGTAAACCAAAACGACAAACTACTGACAGCCAAAGTGAGGTAGTCCTACTTACCTCAAATAATATTATACATGTTTTTACATTTTTTACAACGAACATTATACATATTTTTACATTTTTTACAACGTAAAAAAAGAACGCTTTTTAGCGTTCAATATCTGCTTTTATTAAAGCCTTAATGTATCCATTCACATTCGCACATTTTTCTAAATGATCGTAAATGTCTTTTTCTGTCTTCTTGTTTACTTTAATAGGAAAGTTCTTTGTGTTCGATTTATTGTACTTAGCACTCGCTTTAAGTTGTGCCTTGCTTGTTTTTTCATTCAATGCTATCACCTCTATTTCATTATATCATAAATAAGTAATATGTGATACTTATAATTTTAAAATTTAAGAAGGTTGATTTTTGAAGAGTTTTTTTATCAACCTTCTATATAGTGATTACTAGCATAGGAAATCTAGTTTGTGAGGTGATTTCCTTCTTTCTTCTTCTTTATTTATGTCTTCATCACTTTTTAACGCATTGAAAATGAGATTTTAAATATAAAATATTTTGAGTAAAATGCATAAAGTCCTGTTTTGATTAGTACAGGTAACTAATAATATAAAAAATAAATATCAATGCGTTATTGAATCCCTATATTGAAAATGAGATTAATAAAATCTAAATAGGTATTTAATAGAATTTTCTTATGAGTCTTGTTTTGATTAGTTCAAGTAACTAATAATATTAAAATATTTACATCAACATAGGGATATGCTTATATTCTATAGATATTTTTCTATTTCTTCAAGACCTTCAATCTCCTCTAGTTCATTTTTTGAATTTTCTAATAGATATTTTAGATAGTTTATTCTTTTTTTTAATGCTTCTTTTTTATTTGTAGTTGGTTCATTTCCATCAAGCATTAATCTATTATCTATTGCCATATCAATAACGTTGCATACAATAGTATCAATTTTAATCATTTTCTGCATCTCCTCTTAAAAAATACTCTTTCCAACATTTTATGGATTTTTTTAAATATTCTTTCCAATATTGTTCGCTACAATTCAATTGATCATCTAAACTCATACATTCATAGTTGCACATTTTACATTCTTTCATTTCTTCTCCATCATAGTTGTTAGGGCATCCATTTGCTCCACAATCATGAATATATTCGCAAGCCTTATCAAGTGCTTTTTCTAATGCATCACAATACTCCTCTAAATAATCGGTATAAAATCCAAGTTGTTCATAATCATTTTCAGATTTAGGAAATGCATAATCTTCCATTTTTGGTCTAGTTATCATCTTTAGTTACCTCATAATCTTCATTTGTGGAGCAGTCAATTGCTATTCCAAATCCTCCCGAAGTACGGCAAATTCCTAAATGTGTGACAATGCAATCACCTAATCTCCTTTTTATAAAAGCACTATCATTTATTAAATCTTTTTTGTATGCGCATATACAAAAATCGTGTATAACTATTGTAACGATTTCTTTCTTGCTAACTCTTTTTAGTACTTCATTTACTCTCATGTTCAGCAACCTCACAATCTTTGTCACAATTTTTTAATAACTCTGCAATTGATCGTGGTTCTTTATCATTCCATGATACACACAAGAACATATCTTCGCATAAATTTAAATTATCGGAATCAATTAAATTTTCCCAAGTTTTTCCATCTTTTTTTGGCGCATACTCATATACATATAGGTTATCGTTATAATCTCTTGCAATATAGTTACGATTTTTATATAAACAATGCTTTAAGATGTCTCGTTCAAATTTTGTTAACTTAATCTTTTCTTTAATTTGCTCTTTCTCAAATTCAATAGTTACAATATTTGAAGCATTAATTAATAAAGGTTCTTCTATCGTTGGTTCGATTGTTCTATAGCCCACTGCATCATATTTTTAGCATTGTAGAATGGACATTCTTCATTACATTCTACTACTTCATTATTTTTACTATCCTTGCAATATTTTCCAAACCAATTAAAATACACATCATTGCAATATGCTCTACCATCTATCATTTCAATTAATGAGTGTATTTTTTTATCATTAACAATCATTTTTTGATACCTCATATTCTTTAAAAGAATCCTCAACACAATCTATACAAATATCAATGCCAAAATTGTAAGACTCGTCTCTATCGTCACCTTCAATACGGATTTTATGATCGTTCAATGTATCAATTATTTTATTTCTTAATTCTTCTATTGTCATAAATTATTGTTCTCCTTATCTTCTTTAACAACACAATTATTTAAAACTTCTTCGATTGACTTAGGTTCTTCATCTTCCCACTGCACAAATTGAAATAAGTCATTAATTACACCAAAAGTAATATAAGTTTCGTGATTGTACCACATGCCACCATTTTTTTGAGGAGGATTCTTTCCTTTATGCATATACAAATATCCTCCAACTCCTCTTGTTAAATACCTAAAATCTTTTTTATAAAATAACTTTAGCAATAAATATTCTAATCTAGTTAATTTAACAGGTGGTTCTTTATATTCTTCAAATAGCCATTTAAATGTATTAGATGCGCCAACTAATTTCTTTCCACAATATTTATATGCAATTGCCTGAATTGCTTTATTCATCCTATTGCCATCACCATCAACAACTTTTCTTTTTAGTAAATTTTGATATTCTTCAATAATATCATCTTTGTATTTTTCTCCATTATTCATCTTCTTTTTCCTCCTCATTATCTGAATGTTCAAACATGATTTTATCAATCACAAAAGTTAATTTCTTTTCTCCTGTTAGTACATTGCAAAGACTATACATATCGCATCTTTTGCAATCATCATGAGATTTACAATAATTTAACAATCCACTAATTGCGACAAATTGAGCAATATCATCTGTTTTAAGCATCTTCAATCACCTCACAATTATTTAGTACTTCCTTAACTGATGTTGGTTCTGCATCTTCCCATTTAATAAAATCAAACAATTCATTGAATAAAGTTAAGTCACGTGAATAAGTTACATTCTTTTTAATGTTGCAATCCCAAATATCTTTAACTTTTTCTGGTTTTAAAGAAAATGCAAATAAGTTGCCGTCTTCATCTCTTGTAATATATCCAAATTGTCCAAATTTTAAAATCTCATATTCAAGTCTATTTAATTTAATAGGTTCTTTATTTTCAGAAACTAACCATTTCATTTTTGCAACATTACATGATGGTTCATCTACTTTTCTATTTTTTTGATCAAATAAACATTCATCACAAAACCTTGCACCACATTCTACGATTTTTCTATCACGTTCAGTAAATCCAAAATCGCAATTCTTGATTTTTAATATATCATCTATGTACTTTTCAATATTCATCATTTTTTACTCCTCCTCTAAATAATTAATTGATGCAATATTTTTAGAATTGATTGAAACACGTGATAATACTGTCTCTTTAAAATCTAATGGCGGTGACTTGTGAAATTTATAAAAATACTTCACATATATAATTTCTTCTGCGATAGTGTTGTCAATTTCTACAAAATTCATATCATCAAAATTTCTTGTCATTAAAATTGTTATTCTTGTGTCATGTAAATGGTATTCATCTCCATTAACCATTCTAATAACTATATTTTTCATTTTCTTTTGCTCCATTCTTCTTTATCTTTATTCTTTGCAACTAACATAAAATAAAACATTGCAATACCTTCAATGCTAGATTTATCGTTTATACATTCTCTAAATAACTCTGCATATTCTTCATATCCTTCTGCAATCATTAAAGACCAATCACTTACAAAAGGCATTGCATCTCCGATTGCTTGTTTTAAAGCCTGTTTATATACCTCTAAATAATATGAAGCAGTGCAATCCAATAACCATTTATCATGTTCTACTTCTTTGCTCTTTTTCTGTGCTAGTGCTAATTTTCTTTCTAATTCAGCCACGTATTCACTTGAATACGTGATTTCTTTTAATTGTTTTGGGTCGTTCATCACTTTAACTTCCTTTCATTCTTTCTGTACTGTTGAATTTGAAATCATAATCAAAATCCATAATTAAATTAACAAGTATCCTATTCAAAGCCCACAACACTTGTAATTGATCATTTATGATACTTATCATTTGACGGCTTTCATATGCACTAGGTGTAAAATTAGAAAACCAAATCTTATGAAATTGATTTCTTAAATTTGTAGCCTTTTTACTTAACTCATACGCTCTAGTGATTTCTTCTTTAACGAATTCTAGATTTTCAATATTTTTACTTTTGATTTTATCAATATGTTTTTCTAGACTTTCAGAATAATTCTTTAATGCATAGGCATATGCTTCATAACGCTCTGCTTCTGTTTCAAAATTACAATTTTTATAATCATCAAGAGACGGCATCTTTAAACCTTCCATTTTAATCTTCCTTTCTAAGCCATTCTTTTATTGACTTACTATTTTTAAATTTACAACTTTTACATTCATTAGGCTCATTATTAATGATGCCATGACAGCAGTATTTTTCATAAACTTCTTGATACAAATAATCGCAATTTTGACCAAAAGCATTCAGAAGTTTATCAAGTTTTTTTTCATCAACTTCAATCATCATATTCTCCAAATTCCCATTGATCAGTTAAATATTTGAATAAATTTTTAGCATTGCAACATGGACAAAATGCTTCATCACATAATCCCATATCGCAAGGTGGATATTCTTCCATATTTATATCTGCCAATGCTATTTTTATTGCTAAACAATCACTTGTTTTATAAAGCAATTCAAGCAGTGCTTTCAACATTTTTTCATCAACTTCCACTTTTACCAACCTTCTTTAATTCTGAAATTTCAATTTTTAAATTTGCATTTTCTACCTCTAATCTATTTGTATATATTTCTAGTTTTGTTGTATAAAATGCCAATCCCATAAAACTACCCATTTCTCTAAAATCCTTTTTAAATGGTCTCTTTATGAGTTTCTTTGTTAGTCTATTCATCATCTCCTATATATCCAACCTTTATAATATCCTTTTCTTTTCTTGCTCTTCTGCGTATATTATTGATTGTTGTATGCAATATATTTGATAACTCTCTAGCCGTTCCAACGGCTTTTAATTCATCACCTTCATAATATGCATATAGCGCTTTATGCTGAATCATTGTTATTTCTCCATTTACTATTTGAAGCGTTATGTTTAAAACAACTTCATTCTAGGATCGCTCCCATTCGTTTCTCTTTTATATTGCATATACGCTTCTGAACTTTTAGGAGAAAAACCCAATCCTCTTAGCCAATAATCATTTCTTAATATTGATTTGCATATCTTGCGATAACTTGGAATATCTTTTTTCTTTTCTATGTAATAATCTGCTTCATCGGGTATACCATCATGGTAACAATTATCTTCCCAATATTTTATGTATTTATCTATTTGATATTGATAGTGCTTTTTTGTTTTTGGTGGCATTGAATTTATTAATAATTCATAATAACTTTTCCATGTATGCCCTTTGGGTTTTGAAATTTTGTTATATCCATTTATGTTTCCTGTCTCATTAATATACAACGCTCCACTATTTGCACCATTAACACGTTTTACAACCTTGCCCCATGTATTAGGTTCAATCAAATGGAATAACCATAACCCTCTTCTTTGGTCATCTCCGTATGGTTGGCATATTCTCATTTGGCTTAATTTTAATCCTGCTTCATGCATATAATCATATAATTTATTGTATGGTTTATCTTTGTTCTTACCTTGATATGTCCATATATCGCTTACTTTCCAATCATAAATAGGATATACATTATAAACATGTTCACTTGCTCTTGTTGTATACATCTTACTATCTTTAGTTTCTTTTCTTGAATTTGCAATGGTTCTATATCTATTTAAACTTTCATCACTTCTTATACCAACAAAGTTTGCCGTTGTCTTTCCTTGTGAATACCATTCACCAAACAAAGGAACGAACTCCTCAAATTCCATACCATCTCTAAAGAACGGAAAATAGTTTATATCATTTATACAATCTTTTGGCATTTGTCTAATCCATATATCTTTTTGATCAATATCCCAACATTTCCAAAATGGTTCATATACACTTACTGCATTTCTTAAATGTATCGGTAAACATATCCAAAACCATTTTGAATTTTCTTTATACATTTCCTTCATTGTTAAAGCATGATTTATAGTTATATCATATTGACCTTCTAAATCTATTAGAATAACCCCTACAACCCTATTTCTTTTGATTGCTTCTTGCATAACCATGTGTAACATTACAGTGCTATCTTTTCCACCACTGAAACTAACATATATTCTTTCAAAATTATCAAATGTCCATGATATTCTTTGTTTGGTTGCTTCATAAACATTTATTCCTATTCCTTTTTTCATACCATTTCACCTAAATCAAACAAAGATATTTGTCCTTGTTGCCTTCTTATCCAATTTGCAATAATTTCATTTGCTATCTTGTTCGCTTCTTCTCTTTGATTGTCTGTAAGCAATCCCCAACCTTCTCTTGTTTCATCTTCATGAATATTTGCGTATATACTGCAACATGCTTGACCTAACCACGCTTTTTTATTTATTTTATCGTTTGATAGATTATATTCTGTTGCATTTTTCCATCTGCTTACTACTGTTTCCATTGCTTTACGGCATGTTTCTTTATCTCCTAATATTTCACATGCTTTCTTTACTCTTTCGCTTCTTCCATCCTTATTTTCTCCATACATACCATTTTGAAAATCTTCCATTTCTTTATATTGATGAAATATTCTTTTCATTATTCAATCACATCACTTTCATTAACTTCCCACGCTTCACTAAATTCTTCATCTTGAAACATTTCTGTCAATCCATACACTTGAGATAATCTTAATATTTCATCTTGATCTAATCCCAATTCCTTAGAAATCCTTTTATCTGTCCAATTTCTTCTTTTCAAATCAACTACTATTTGGCTCATTCCATCTATTGTATGTTTTCCCCTTGCTCTATTGTGCCTAATGGTTGAAGCAATTCTATCACCTTTATCATTTCTATTTTCGTTTATGACAACAACAGGCAAATAACCTTTCACCCTTGTTCTAATATCTTCATATTCTTTTCCAACTCTGTTTCTATGAAATCCGTCTACTACTTCATATTTTCCATTGTTCTCCCAAACCACTATTGGTTGTGTGTATCCATCTTCTTGTATTGATGTATGTAATAACTCCATTTCGGGTGGAGCAACTACATTTGGGTTATAGTCATTTTGTTGTACAAGTTCTTGCTTAACCCATTTAACACATTCCACGGGTTCATAATTAAATGGACTAACTTCCTTCAATCTTTCTTTTATGTAATTTATTGATTCTATTCTTTTGTCAATATCCATTTGTTTTAAAGAATCAATAATTCCATCTATCTTTCCTTTCATTATTACTTATCACTCCCAACTATTAGAGAAATCTTTATCTTTGAATAAACTAGCCAAGCCACTAATTTGTTTCAATCTAAGTAATTCTTCTGAATCCATACCAAGATGTTTAAGAATCCATGCATCACTCATTCCCGATTCATGTAATTCTTTTACAATGTTAACCATCAAATCAATATCATGACTTCCTCTTGCTCTGTTATGTCTTACTGTTGATGCCATTCTATTACTAATATCTTTATCAATAACAACTACTGGCAAACATCCACCTTCACGATCATAAATATCTTTATGTGTTAACATAACTGTATATCTATGATACCCATCAACAATTTCATATTTATCTTCATTTTCTAAGTAATAGCATACAATAGGCATTGTATAACCATCTTCTTTAATTGAATCATAAAGCAACTTCATTTCGGGAGGTGCTACATGATTTGGGTTATAGGTGTTTGCTTGCACCTTTTCAATAGGTATTCTTTTTACATCATAAACAGGTGACTTATAAGTTTGCATATTTTTCCATCGCTCTCTTTCTTTTTGATATTTCATCCTTTGTTTGTGCAAATCCCATATATTTGCAGAAATAATCATTTTTCATAATGCATACGCACATTCTTTTGTAAGTTGGTAATTCTGTAAAGTTTGGACAATTTGTATCATCTAAGTATTCATCAAATGCCACAACCTCTTTATTCGTATGTGGTTTTATTCTTCCTTTTCTTTCAAATTTGACATTATTATTTTCTAAATAATCTAATGTTTCATCACTCACTACACATCCTTTTTCTCTCCATACTTTAATAGATGTATTCAGTTTTTCTAAGTAGTGTTGCTTTGTCTTTTCGTCCAATGTATCAAGTAAGAAGTAACAATATTCTTTCCATGTAAAGTGTTTTGGCTTTGTTATTGATTTCCAACCCATTGCAGTTGTACCACCATATAAACCCGCAAAATTAACTCCATTCACTCTTCCTATCATTTTTCCCCAATTGTTAGGGTCAATTACTTTATATAATTTCAATGTTTCACTTCCACAAGAATGAAATGGGTTAGCAACTCTCATTTGATCGATATTCAATCCTGCTTTATAATACAAGTCATATAGTTTGTTGTATGTTTTATTGAATTTACCGTTATAAATCCAATCATCTTGTACATTCCAATCATATATTGGATATGCTTTGTATGTAAGTTCATCATCAAGATAGCCATTTATGTAATTTGTATTTTTATAAGGTTTTACTTTTTTATCGCTTGCAATCGCTCTAAATCTGTTTAGGCTTTCATCCGTTCTGATTCCTATAATTACAGCAGTTTTTCCAAATTGAGAAGCATACCACTTTCCAAAATTATCTTGCACTTCATAGTCTTGTTGCCCCGAATACATTTCAAAGGGACAATTTTCTTCATTGATTACATAATCATATTTAGGCATATCACGAACCCATATATCTTTTTTTGATTTCTCCCAAGGAATCCACGTTCCTGCGTCCATTCTACAACCACAATTGGCACCAACAGGTAAACATAGCCAATACCTTTTTATATCGCTCAGCGCCTCGAATGTTTCCGTCACATAATCAGTTGTCATTTGATATTGTGCCTCATAATCAAGATGATACATTGCTAATTTATTAAGCAAATTATGCTCTTTTGCATAGTCATAGCATAAGTTAAGACATACTCCACTATCTTTTCCTCCACTGAACGCTACCATCACATTATCAAATTCACTAAATATGTATTCAATTCTTTCTAACGCACTTTCATACACGTTTTTATCTATATATTTCTTTGGCATTTCTCTTATTATAGAATTTCTTTAAATTCCTTTTCTCCTTTCCTTTCAACACAAATAAGAAACGGACTAAATAAGCCCATTTCTTATTTATAGTAGATTACTTAAATAATCTACTATAAGCATAGCGATAACTACGCTTTTGAAGTGGATGCTTCACAATGAAGTACCACCAACTCATTCTATTTTTTCTTTTCATTTGTGTATCCTCCTCACAACCACTATTATATATGTATTACTTATAAATGTCAATATTTTACATTACCTTTTTTACATCTTTCCACAATGGGTTTAATGCCCCTTTGTAGTTTAGATACATGTTTTCTTGAAAAGCGCTATATCCTGTTAATACATGAATTTGTTCATTACCCAAGAATTCACCGTCTTGGCTATAATACTTGCCATATTTGGTTTTTCCTTCTTCATAGTGGCAACATTCAAACTCACCACGATCAAGCGCTTCTAACGCTTGATTTTTTAATTCTTCAATTTCTTTTTGGGTTGCTTCTCTATAATCAACCTCTCTTTCTAAAAATATATCTCCATTATCAGCAATCCAAACTTTCTTTAATTTCAACATCTTCTTTTCTCCTTTTCCTTTATGTTTACTATTTGAAGCACAAGCGCTATGCTTGTGCTACTTTTTCAATTTTTTCAACTTGTGATGAATCAAATAATGAAGCGCTAACCATAATGAACTTGCTTTCTTCTTCATTATCTTCATCTTTCTTTCTATTTCTAACCTTTTTCCAAAGTTTAGTTTTAATGATTGCTTTGGAACCTTTCTTTACTTGATATCCTTTATACTTCCATTCTTGATATGTCATATATGGTAGCATACCGAATTTTTCAAGCATTTCATTTACTTGTTCTTTTGTTAATAATTCTCTAGTGACTACCTCACTAGCAATGATTTCTAAGTTTGTCATGTTCTTTTTCCTCTCTTTCTATATATCCATTGTAACATATGTGATACACATATACAAGAAGAAAATAGAATTTTTTCTATTATTTGTCTAAATGTCTTTTATCCATTTAGTTCCTTCTTTCTGCAACTTCTGTTTAATCAAATTATCAAGCGTGCTTTTCTTTCTTATGTTTTCTAGTACTAAATCTGTAATACCTAAATCAGTGAGAATGTATGTATATTTAATGTCTCTTTCTTGTCCTAGTCTCTTGATTCTATATTTTGATTGTTCTAGTTTTGAATACTCAAAATTGATACTTGAGTATACTATTTCATTGCAAAATTGAAGATTTAAAGAGAAAGCACCACAACCATATGTCATTAATAAAGGCTTTTGATCGTTCTTGAATGCTTCTATAACTTTATTACGATTATTCGTATTTCCTGTTATCACATAACAATCTATCTTGTTTTGATAGTATTCAATCTCTTTTAAATAATTACAGAATACAATCACTTGTTTATTCTCTGTGTACTTTATAACTTCATCGTTCTTTCTTTCGTATGTTGATGCTATAACATTCAATGATTGCAACATATTTATAATCGCTTCACTTGAGCCATATTCAAGAACCTTGTCTAGACTTTCTTCTTTGATTCTGTAATATTCATCATCATCAATATAAGAAACCCATTTATAAGATTCATCTTCATTCTTGCTAAATTCCAAATCACATTGATAGATATAAGGACTAACCATCTTGTTTAGCACATCAGCGTTTACTTCGCTGAATTTATAAAAGGTGTGTTCTCTACTTTCGTATTTCTTCTTATATCTTATTTTGTTAAAGAATTTGTATCTAAACTCATTCTCATTCATTCCGATAATTTTATGACTTAAAAATTCCATCTGATTGTATAGATCAAATTCATCTTTTACTATTGGTGTACCATTCAACACTAAAGCATAAGAACAAAGGTTTCTTAATTCCATTGTTCTCTTTGTTCTTTTTGCGTTTCCGTTCTTAATAAAAATGCTTTCATCTGCAATAATGAAAGCGCTCTTTTTTGTTTTCATATTTTTCAATAACTCTAAGTATTTAACATCACTACTTGAAATAGTTTCATATCCTACTATTTCATAATCGCAACGAATACCCCATTTTTTTATTTCCTTCTCTATATTCCCTTTTGTTGAAAATGGGCAAAGATAAAGCATAAAGTCAGTATCTGTATTATTCACTAGTTCTAAAGCGACTCTTGTTTTACCGCTTCCCATTTTCATAAACAAAGCACCAACACGCATTTTAGAAAACTTATCAAATGCTAGTTTTTGATTTACTGTAATCATTTCATTAACTCCTTTGGTATTTCAATATCTTCTATTTCTATTCTCTTTGGTTCTTCAATCTCATAATAAGAAGATTTTATAAAATCTGTATAGTCGTCAAAATCATCTTCAACAACTTTAAACGCTTCTTCAAAGTCCTCAACGCTTATACTTTTCTCAGCAATCTTTTCATATTTGTTTGTCTTTCCACTTCCATTCTTGAAGATGTTGAAAGTGAAATCATCTGTATATAATAGTTCATAACTACTATCTCTATAGTACGATTCTTTGACTAACTTCTTTGGATGCCAAAAAAGAAATCCTTTATATTTTGAACTCAAAGGCATTTTAACAAGGACTGATTTAACAGCCCTTGCTTTTATTTGGTTTTCACATAGGTTTACGCTTTTCCATTTCATTTTCGATAACCTCAACTAACATATTTCTAAAATCTGAAAGGATATTATTGTATCTTTTCAACGTTTTAGCACCTTCTAACTTTCTTTTGTATGCCTGTACTGTTATCAACGCAAGCATTTTTCTAACCTCAACATCATATAAGATATTTAGATCGTCCATAATATCAATCATATCTTTAGCGACCTTATCATTAATTATTTTCATTTTTATTTTCCTCCTTATACTTCTTCAAAATATTCTCCGTCTCTTGTCATAGTACGGACGAATTTTTTAATGATTTTTAATAATTGTTTTCCTTCATCATTCTCTCTATAGATTGATAGATTAACTTTGTCTTCTCCCCATGAACCCTCACAGTCTAAAACAATATATATTGTTTTAGTTTTTCTATAGGAACTATCGTCTACCAATCCAATTAAACATTCCCCAAAGCTCCATCCGTATGATGTATCATTTAACATCATATCTTTATCAGCCATTAAAATTTTAATGGCTTCTTCTGTTGCCATTCTTTGGACTTCATTTCTTGAATATTTCATATTTCTCTTCCTCCTAATATAAATCAAATTTGGCAATCCAATCGCCATTTTCAAATACTCTTACAGAATCATAAGCGTTGTAAGGTTCTTCATGTCTAAGACTTCTAGCAAGTCCTAGCATTTGAAACGCTTCTGTTCTGTTTTCTGTTTCAAGGATTGGTTTATCCTTGATTCCTAAATTGCCACCTACTAATTTAACTTGATATTTCATTTTTTCATTCCTCCGTGTTCTCTTTCTTAATACAAGTACATTATAATATATGTATTACTTATATTCAAGGGTTTGTTTACATTTTTTACCATTTGTTAAATAAAAAAAGACACTCTATTGAGTGTCTAATTCTCCTACTTCTATGTTGCTATAGTTGCAAGGAATGTTATTTATATCACCTTTATAGAATATCAGTATATTTTGATGTGCCTTTGCTACTTTCCTTTTTTTGAATACATATCTTGCTCTTAATGGTATTGTTCCTAACTGTTCTAGTAATATGATTTCATTATATGTCATGAATCCATTTTTATTGAAGCATTCTTTAGTGTAATCAATAAAGTTTCTGTAATATCCTTTCTTGTCTCTTACATCACCAACAACGAAAATTGCGAAACGATCATTCTTTACTTTTCTGCAAGAAATATCAATTATCTTTCTATACACTTCTTTAAACTGCTCATAATCCATGTTTGATATGTCTCTTTCATCATCGCTATATACTTCTAAATCTGCGTAAGGTGGACAACTGAATAGCAAATCAACACTATCATCTTCAACGTATAAATCAGCGTTTAAACTATCGTCACATATCCATGTTGGATTCAATCCCATCTCTTGAGCATTTAATATATTCGCTTCAATTTGTTCTTTTCTCAAGTCTATTCCTGTGTATTTATATCCTAGTTTTTCTGCAACTATACCTCTTACGCTACCACCTGCAAAGCAATCAAATATACTGCCTTCATGCACATTAAACCATTTATACATGACTTCACATAAAACAGGGTCAAATATGCTTGTTCCTGTTAAAGTCTTTGAGCCTTGCTTTTCTGCTAGTTGCTTCAACCCTTGACCTAATAACGCTTCATCTCGTCCAACATCACTAGAAATACCAAGACTTTTCCATGCTCTCTTTCTGTCTTGCCAATACCCTTGTCTTGTATCAAATACGCTTATTGGTGGTATTAGAAATTCATCTGTTAACTTCTTGCTTGCTTCTTCCTTAATTTCTTCTTCATCTTCATTTAAAAATGACATGTCAAAATCAAATTCCAACATGTCAATATCTTGTATGTTCATTAATTCTTGCTCCAATAGATTAAAATCATAATCACTGTTCATTGTTAACTTATTATGTATGAGCCTATAGGCTTTCTTCTGCTCCTCATTCAAATGAGATAGCCTAATACATTCAACCTGTTCATACCCTAATTGTTTCAATGCTTCATGTCTTCCATGCCCTTCAATGATTATATTGTTTTCATCAATTGCTATTGGATCGTTGTTATTAAATTCAATTATAGATTTCTTAATCTGCTCAATCTGTTCTTTTGGGTGTTCCTTTGCGTTATTTTCATATGGTATTAAATCATCAATATTCAATACTTCTATTTCCAATAAAAACACTCCTATTATTTATTTTTTGTTCATGAATTTCAAATAATCATGTACCTCTGTTCTTAGTTGAAACAGGTATTTCATTAAATCGTTCTTTCTATAACTTGACTTTGTTTCTTTTAATTGCTTTTCAACTTCTCTTATTTCTTCATAATAATCATCAATCGTTTTTAGGTTGTCTATTCCTTTCATAATGTCACCTCATGTTAATTTTATCAAATTAAGTTTACTATTTGAAGCAAAAAAAGAAGCCCTAAAGGACTTCGATTTTTCCATTCTCTTTATTACATTTTATTTCATGCATTTTACCCTGTAATTCAAATTTCCATGAATAAGATGTTTTTGTATCTTCATCAACATACCAACCAATAATATCATCATACTCATAAAACTTTGAGTTCTTATAATATTTTTTGATTTTTGATAAAGATTGTTTTGATGTTAGCATTTTGCTATCCCCTTTTTTTGATGAATTTATCTTACATATTTATAATACTATATATGTGATATATATACAAGTGATATGCTTCTATTTTTAAAATAAATTCACTATTTGAATACTAAACATCAAATATACTTATCTGTTCTATTTGTTTCTTTTCGCTTTCTTCTTTATATTGAAACATTGGAGAAAATGGACTTGTTTTTCTATAAAACCTTTTATCATAGAAATCTTGAACGCTTATACAACCTTCTTGTCTATTTGAAGTGAATAGGTGATTACATTTACAATCACGTACACCACATTCAAATAATTCATCATCTAATTGTTCTTTTGCATAATCTTCTCCATAGCATTTAATCATTGCCGTATTATTAAATGATGTGCTTTTATGTACTAACCTATCTCCACAACAACACTTATTAGTGCCTATAAAATGTAAATCATTGTCTGCTATTGAGTATGGTATATTATGCTTTTCAAAGTATTCAATAAACGGTTTATACAATTCTAATCTAATTGTAGGCTTTAAATTCAATAATCCCATTTGAGTAAAGTTTTCTTTTTTTTAATTCATTTCTTTTAAAATGAATTCCTTACATTCCTTGTTCTGTGGAACTATTTTTATGCCTTCTAAAGTAAAGTTATCAGCATCTTTAAACATTTCAACTATTTTTAACGTTGATATATTAGGTATGAATGGTTGTATTCTTATTCCAACTTTAAATCCTTTATCTTTTAATTCCCTGTAAAATTTATATCGACTTTCTATACTTGGTACATTAGGCTCAATATTTTTTAAATTATCAACATTTGTAATGCTTAATTGAAATGTATGTAAATCAGGTCTAATATCACAATCATATGTTGTATTGCTTTTTGTTGAAAATAAAATATGAATACCATATTTATTGGTAATATCTAATATTTGTTTTGTTATTTTCAACTTTCTTTCACATGGCTGAAATGGATCGCTCATTCCCCCACAATGCCAAGTTATACCTTCATCAATTAAGGTTTCTAAAAAATTCGTTTGATCAACATTTTTATCATCAAATACTTTTTTTAGTTTATTCTTTACTTGATTGATATTTGCTACTTGAATTTTCTTCTCATACTCCATAATCTTTCTATTTTCAGCAAAACAATATTTACAGCCAAAAGAACATGTTTTATATGAATCAATTCTGATTGGTAATCCACATATAGCGAATTTACTGCTTACATTCAATGGATTGAATTTTTTAATGTTATCTTTCATGATTTAGAATACTCCTTATATTCTTCTTCTGCTTTCTTTCTCTTTTTGGTTATTTCTGTTGGTTTTAATTCGGGGTGCGTTTCAAAAATCTTTCTTCTTGCTCGTGTTACTGAGCCAAATGAAGGAAAGCCATATTTCTTATGATTTAACATCACCTCACTAAATCTATCAATTGTTGCAACATTAAAGTTAATTTCTCTATATACTGCATAAACTAATACAAAATCATCACTTCTTGTTTGTTCATATTTTTGTAAGACTTTTAAAACAATGTCTTCTGTTCTTTCTAGTTCCATATATGTATATTCCTTTCTATTTTTTCGATTGTTCCCATATTCTATCCGTTTCTTCTATCATTTTTCTAAATTCTTCTTTTAATTTTTTAGATTCCTCTCTATATTCCTCAACGCTCCAACCCGTCAATTCTTTAAATTTGTTATTAGTTTGTTCTGCTAAATCTTTCTGACCACATTTAACTTGCACATCATAGATTCTAAGAAGTTCATCTGATGAAAACTCGGGTTTACTTTCATCTTCGTTTTTTTCTTTATCAAGCCATTTTGGAGTCGGTTCTTTTCTAACATTGTTAGGTTTTGGCTTATCCTGTTCTCTTGATAACCAATTGTTTATAAATCGTTTAATACCTCTTTTAGTTTTTCTTTTTGTAGGATTTGCATTTAACCACCCTTTCATTTTCCTTAATTCTTGCATAACATCAACATTGGGATATAATTCTTCATATTCTTTAAAATCACTTTGAGTAACATCATATAAAGTTTTATCATTCAAAATTAATTGAATAATTGATGGTTCAATACGATTTTCTAAATCGTTTTGAACAATAATATCTTTTTCTTTATTCTTTTCTTTATTCTCTATATCTCTATACTCTATACTCTTATCTCTATACTCTTGTGTTACATTGTGATTTACATCAGTGTTACATTGTAACGCTTTTTGTTCTTCTTTCTTCTTTCTCCATTCTCTTACTCTCTTGGCACTTGTTGTTTCACTGCCTACCATTTCACTAAAGTTAGCAATTGTTAAGCATGAATTTTTATCTTCATAGATTAACCCTAGTTTCTTATACAACTCTAGCGCTACAACAACAGTGTCATAATCAAAATACTTTGTATCTCTTACAATCTTATCAATGTCATAAGGTACGATCATTTCACCTATTCTTTTTTCTAAAGTGCCGTTTGTGTTTGCAGTGTTTAAACATAACATCTGATACAACACCACATATTCACAACCATTCTTTTGGGATAATAGGAAATCAATTTCATCTAAACTAAAGAAATTAGTTTTCAATTTTATCCAATAAAATCTCTTTTCACTCATTTATTTCTCCTTTTCATTGTTTGAAACGTATTCTTTAATTGCTTCATCAACGATAAACCATAGCAATTTACCACTTTTACGTTTTTCCTTGTCAATTAATTCTTTGGTGCTTTCTTTGATTCTAATGACTGAATATCCTTCCATTTTTTCACCTTCTTTTCTATATTTTTCTACTTTAATTATAGTACAATTATGTATTTTTGGCTATCATCTTCTAGGATTCCTGTTTTAACAATGCCATCTAGAATAAACTTTGTAGCAAATGTGATATTGTCTATGTCTCTTCTTCTATTCTTCTCATACCAATCAATCTTTATTTTGATAGGGTGTTTATCAACTTTCTTGATTTTAAAGTGTCTAATATAATAAATAACAATAGATTCATTATCTTTCTTCATCTTAGCACCTGCATAAGGGTTTCTCCTATTCTTATTTGTATACTCATTCAAGCCACTTAATCTACCATCTATAATAAACCTTTGCATAACATCACTTCTTTCTATGCTTTTTTCTTGAATAAAAAGAGTTTTTTATATTCACAATGAAATACTCATGTTTATATAAAAACCTCTTAAAATCGAAAATATGAGCGATTTATAAATAATTCTTGTGAAACACTTCCATGAATTTTTCATGACTGTATTTCTTTTCAAACGCTTCTTGCATCTCTCTCTTTAGCCTTAAATCTAATGCTTTATTGAAATGCACTCCATAATTGCTCATGTTATGATAATCTGCTCTCAACGGAACACAACAACCATATTCAATAGATTTCTTTCTATCTGCACTGCCATAGTATACTTCATGAATATGTATATCTTGTGTGCTACCTGTTATATAGCATTTACTCATATCATCAGTTAATAAACTAAATCTTTTTTTCATTTTTCTTTAAATATTCCCTCATTAACATTTCATGATATTCTTTTCTAGTTTTCTGATATAAGTATGAGTTAACAAGAGATGCAATGCCAATAAATATTAATAATATAATCAAAATATAATCAATCATTTTTTACCTCCTAATTAGATAGCATTATGAGCCATAATATAATCATAAATGTTAAAAAAATAAATATCATTTTCTAATCCTTTCCATGCTTCTTTTCTGCTTGCTATCAATCCATTCTTTTATTGATGGTTCATATGCAAAACCCATTTTTTTAAGTTCTTCAATTACGATCAAAACATCTGCAATTTCCTCATTTAAATGATTTACTGCTTCAAGTGTTACTCCATATCTATATATTTTTGATATTGCTTGCACAAGTTCGCTTGCTTCTTCCATTGCAACAACCATCATGTAATCACTGCCATAATGTTGAATTACTTTTTTTAATGTATCATCATCAAATACTATTTCGTTATCTTTCTTCATCTCCATATATATCCGTCCTTACTATTTTAAAATTTTGATATTTTCTAGGAGTAATATTTTTCCTATATCTTTTATATAGTCCGTATACGCTTATAGGTTTAATTCCTAGATAATTCCCTATGATATATGCATTTCCTTCTATTTTTAATTCATTATCAATATATAAAGCGTAAGTTATAGTGTTCTTCTTATACCTCATATATATCGCTCTCCATCTTAATATCTAATTCACTGCACCAACTTAATAATACATCTATTAACTTATTGCATTCTTGAGTATTAAATTTGCTAGATCCCTCAAAGCATTTATATACAATCATCTTTTTCCCTTTGTAAATTTCTGGTCTTACAACCTTTACTGCTCTAAATGATTTTTTCAATTCATTTTCAATAGTTTCTAATCCCATTACATACTCATATTTAGCGTTTGCCTGTTCCAATGCTGATATATATATTTCCATATCATCTTGTTGTAACTCTTGCGCTATCTCATGGATAATAGCCCACATATAAGCGTTTTGGTTCAATGAGCGCTTAGACTTTGGTCTTTTGATTTCTAAGGAATAAAGTCCTTCTTTAAGTTCATCAACTTTCTTCTTATCATAGAAATGTTGAAATGAAAAAGTTATCTCAACATTTCCCATTTCATCATATTCTTTTCTTATGTAATTACCATTAACTTTTATCATATGTTTCAACAACCCTTAAAAAAATAACAAATAATATAATGCTTGTTGTTCTGCTATATGCAAGATTCAACAAACCACTAGCATATTTATAAACCATGTTGATGATGGAATATTCTATGTAATAACCAACATACATGAATATTCCAATTACAACATGAAAGATTATTAATTTTAGTATATTTTTCATTAAACAATTAACTTTTTGAAGCATTAGAATGCTATATCATCTTCTTGAAGTTCATAAGAGTTGATAGGGTCATTTAAATTATTGTAATTGTTATTAATTTGTGGTTGTAGATTATTGTTTGAATTATTTGTGTTAATGAACTCAACTCTATTACATAAGACATTAACGGTTTTTCTATTGTGTCCGTCTTTATCTACATATGATCCTGTTTGTATGCTTCCTTCAACTGCAACTTTTGAGCCTTTGCTACAATATTGTGCAGTATTTTCAGCAATTCTTTCCCAACAAACACAATCAACAAAATCTGCTTCATCATTGTTATATCTATTCAATGCTAAAGTAAAGTTAGTTACGGCTTTTCCGTTCCCTGTTCTTCTTAGTTCGGGGTCTCTTGTCATATTCCCCAAAAGAACTACTCTATTTATGCTCATTGCTTATTCTCCTTCAATTTAATTTCAATCATCTTTTCTAACACATTCTTATAATTATATCTTTCCGCTTGTGTCATTGTGTTGACATCACTCTTATTATTGTTGAATTTATTAATAAAATGTAATGCCCCTTCACTTTTCACATCTACACCTAGATTAAATAACTCTTCTACTCTTTTATCAATCTCACCTAATAATGTAGCCTGTTCAATTCCTATTTGCTCATTGCTATTTTGAGATTGTTTATTATTTGCTCGCTTTTTTTCTTGATATTCCTGTGTATCAACATCTTTTGTATCGTCAATGCAGAACAATCCATTTAAAGCGTATTTTCTAGCGTATGAACTAGTTGCACCTGTTACTTGTGCGCTATCCATACCTTTTTTATTTTCGCTTTCTCTAGCATATGCACATGCATATACTTCTTCTTGTGTATCAATATCAATAAGGCTTGCTTTTGCTTTAACATAAAAGCGCTCACCAACTTGTGAAACATAATCATCAATCAATACAACTGCACCATATTTTAAACATAACGGCTTGATTGCTTCTAGAATATCCTCACAACTTCTATAGTTGTAGTTTCCAAATTTGTTATATTGGTTCTTTGGCGCTTTCAATTCATTCTGAATAGATAGCAACTTAGAATAAATACTGATTTTTTCCTCCATTATTCATTCTCCTTTGCTTCTTCATTTTTTTTCATGCTATTTTTTAATTCTTCAATTCCTTTTGCTTTTTCTTCCTCATACAGTTTATGAAGTCTTTTATTGAAATGAGTAACAAAATCATTAAAACTAACTGTTTCGGGTAGATTATCTTTAGATACTTTATCTTTTAGCCACGTTTGATATGATACGCATTCAAAAGATTTTTCTGATGTGTTGTACTTAACTTTTAACTTATGCCAATTATAAATGCAATCATCAAACAAATCATTCTCACCATTTAATAATGCAATTTTTTCAACATTGTTAAATGGTGATCTTTTTGAATTTTTTGTAATAAACTCAATTTTTTCTTTTAGTGCTTTATTTTCTGCAACTAATTCTACATTATCTTTGCACACTAAATTATAAGCCTCATTAAAATCTAATAGCCCACTGATTAAATATTTAATATCCATTATTACTCATTCTCCTTTGCTTCTTTTAATGCTTCTTCTTTTTCTTTCTTATAAAGTTCTAATAATTCAGTTTTGAAATATGTTGCAAAATCTTCAAATGACATTGAACTTGGGATTCTATCACAACTAATCTTTTTTTCTAACCATTTATTATACGAAGTAAAGTTATATGTATTTGCTTCTTCATCATATTTGCATGTGACTTGATTCCAAGAACTCGTTGACCATTTAAAAGTTTCTTTTTTACCTCTTTCAATCATCAACGTATCAATGAAAGATACATTTTTTTCGTTATTTCTAATTTTAGGAACAGCATTTTGTAAACGTTCATTTTCCATTTCTAAAACATCAATATAATCATATACATCTAAAATATCATTTACCAAATCTTGTCTTTTAATCATTTTCTTTTTCTCCTTCATCTAATCCTTTTAATTTTCTATAGAATGGGCAATATTGAGCAACGTTGCAGTACTCTTCACATTTCTTATTTTCTCCTTCACGCTTCTCAATATAATGTTTATCATCATTTACACCTTTCCACTCCATGTAGTTTTTTGCTTCTTCTTCACTGTCAACTACTCTCAATGCTCTTTTATTACCTTTCTTCATTACTGCATATTTATTGCCTGTGAACCATCTTTGTTCTTCATTGCATGGCTCTAATTTTTCCGTATCAGTATTTTCTGCCACTGAAATGTCAATAAATCTTTCAATAATGAATTTTTCAATATCCTCAAAGTCCTTTTCAGTAAATTTAAATTGTACTCTATGAACAGGGAATTGTGGGTAACTGCTATCTAATTTTGCTTTGGTTTTAGAATGATCCTTTAAGAATGCAACTATTTCACCCTTATCACATTCAAAGCCAATTTTTCTAAGCATCCAAGCATACATTAACAACTGCTTCTTGTAATCTTCCCAATCATTATAAATGACCTTCCAACATGTAGCCGTTTTATAATCTGTTACGGTTTTAGTCGCTTCATCATATAAATCAAAGATTCCACTTAATTTATAGCCGTTGACATCAACAACTAGATAATTTTCTTTCAATTGTGAATCCTCTTCTTGAGCATTCTCTAAAATGCTATGGACTGCACTACCAAAAAGCGCCCAAATCATATCAGATACATCTTGTTCAATATAATTTGCATATCTTCTTTCAAGCACATTTTGACATGCTCCTTTTAGTAAAGCCGTAACGCTGTACTGCTTAGGCTTATACGTGTATTCTCTTGTCACTGCATCAACAAGAGGTTTAGGTAAATTCATTTTATTTGTAATCTTCATATTCCTTCTCGCTTTCTACTAATTCAAATAGTCTTAATGTATTTTCTGTTTTGAACGTTCTTTCAAAATTATTCAAAAATTGTTGAGATGGGTTTTTCTTTCCTGTCTCAATCAAACAAAAGAAACTTGTTGCAACTCCTAGTCTTTTGGCTACATCTGTTTGAGTTAGTCCTCTTCTCGCTCGCCATGCTTTTAATTTGAGTCTTTTCATATTCTTTCACCCCTTTTCTTGTCTACTATTTGAAGCGTTTGCTATAAAGCATGATTTACTCATGCTTTTCAATTATCCTTTTTTGCGATTTTCGATTTTTAAAATCAATTCTTGTAATTCTTTTATGTGTCGCTTTTCGATTATGATATTTTCTTTTATTAAAAGGTTTTCTAATTCATCAATAGTTTTATGTATTTTTTTCATATAATCGCCTCTATCTATTTAATATCAAATTGGATAATTGACTCAATTTTCTTAAATTGTAATTATTATTATCTCCTTTCTACTATTTGAAGCAATTTCTAACTTCTTAAGACAATATTATTTTACAATAATTTTAAATGTTTGTAAATAATTAAATTAACCAATAGTATAATAATTTTACTATTTGAATACACTATGCTATATTTAAGTTATAAAATAAAAAAGGAGTGCTATTTGTTGAAGATTCAAAAAAGTATTAATACAAAGGATATAGGAGCGAAGATAAAACATTTAAGAAAAATGCGATCAATGACACAAGATGAATTAGGTGTTGTCTTAGGTGGCTTATCTAGAGGGCAGAAAGGCTTGGAGCCATTGAATACTTTCCTAACGGAAAAATTGTTTCAACTCCGAAATATTCAGAATCTTTACTAACTCTACATTTTATTGTTTTTTCACCATCACTAATAGTGATAGTTT